ATATATAATATATATAATATAACAATAAAGTAGTGTATGAAAACTTATAAAAATTTTGAAGAAGACTTTGAGAAGGCAAAAGCAAACATGGAACTTCTGGAAAACATTGTGTCTGTAGGCATTCCAAAGAAACAAGCGGTTTACTTTAATAGCATATCAGTAGATAGTAAGTACAGCATGGGACAAAGAACGTATTTATACGTAGGTGATAAATTGGTGCATTGCAATGATGAAAGAAAGTTTTATGTAGGGCACGACAAATTTATTGAAACACACGGAAAAATAGTTGTCCGCTTCAACAAAGGAGAATTTAAAAAGTATATGGCTATGTGCGAAGAAATGTATAAAGCCCTTGCAATAGAGGCGAACGCATCTAAATATATTTCTTTAGTGGATAACATAAAAGACTTTATAAAGCCTAATATTGACCTTAAAAACAGCCAATTTAACAAGAGCAAGGGAATAGGGTGTGTTTACATAGAAAAACAATTTGTATAACTTCTAAATATTAAAAACTATGGCATTAATAATAATTATCGGATTTATTGGCTGTTTGTTGTCTGGTGAACTCATTAAATTAGGCAGATAATGGGAAAGTTCATGCTTCTACTATTGGTGTGGGATATTGTGGCTTTATTTGCCATCATACTACGTCCTAACTTCAAATATAGTAGTGATGTTATCAGTTGGCTTATAGCCGGAATAGCTTTGTCTGTAATAATAATAATCAGTTAGTAATAAGATGGATAAATATGTTTACTACCTTCGTGTATCAACGAATAAACAAGGTGATAGCGGTTTAGGGTTGTCAGCCCAGGAAAAGACTTGTATAGACTATATTAATAGCAAAGGTGGAATTATTTGTGGTAAGTTTGTAGATGTGGCTTCGGGGAAAGACTGTTCCCGTGTGGAGTTGTGGAAAGCTATAGAGTATTGCAAAGCTAATAGTTGCACCCTTGTAGTGGCTAAATTGGATAGGCTTTCAAGAGATGCCGAATTCGTTTTCCATGTAGTCAATACGGGCATAGATATATATTTTTGTGACCTTCCAGTAGTAAATACTATGGTATTAGGTATCTTTGCATCCGTTGCACAATACGAACGCGAACTAATTAGCAAACGTACAAAAGATGCGTTGGCAGCAAACAAGGCACGCGGCATATTATCCGGCACAGCTAATAGCAACTATCGAATTGACGAAGAAAGTAAGAAGCAGGCAAGTATAGCAAGTGCAAGAACGCGAAACAGAAAAGTAGTAGAAAGTGCTGAGTTCGCTTGTTTTTGTAGAATACTACGAAAAGTAATACCTATACTGAATGAAAATTCTACGGATGAAGAACTATTCTTCTTGAACTGGACTAAATACCGTACAAGTTTTGTTCTCACCCAGTGTCACAAAGCGGAAATAAAGGAACTCATGCAGGAAGCCAATAGGAACAACAACAAATTGTTTATTGGCATTGACTTTACGAATGCTAATTTTTATCAGTATATTAGTAGCCGCGTACAAGCTACGTTCAATTCAATTTCTAAATATGTCAATTATATAGGACTGACACTTAAATGATTATCTTTGTACATGCAGCGAGTAGAGCGACATATAGCAATAGGCAACAAGCGGTTGGATGAACTTTGCTTTTTATCCAAGAACTTGTACAACTACGTAAACTATCTTATTAGACAAGAGTTTACGCAGAATAAGAAGCTTTTGTCGGAATATGAAGTTACTACCATGCTCGCTAAAGATAAACAAGCGGACTATATAGCTTTACCTTCACAGACAAGCCAGCAGATTATAAAGATACTTTTCAAGAACTGGAAGGGATTCTTTAAACTCTGCAAGGTGAAGGACAAACTGAAAGCTCGTCCCAAACTTCCCAAGTACAAGCACAAGACAAAGGGACGCAACATTGTGGTATTTACCAACCAGCAGTGTAAATTGAAGGACGGATATATCCATTTCCCGAAACGTGCCGGGATAGAACCAATAAGAACCAAAGTGGATAACTTGTGCCAAGTGAGGATAATCCCACAGTGCAGTTGCCACATAATAGAAGTAGTTTATGAAAAAGAGAAAGAAGAAGCCACCGAACTGGACGATACGGCTTATTTAAGTATTGACTTAGGACTTGACAATCTCGCCACATCATTTGACCCACAACACAACCGTTGTTTTGTCATTAACGGCAGACCGCTAAAGTCCATGAACCAATTCTTTAATAAGCGTAGGGCTTTCCTTATGAGTTTGATAGGTAGTCGGGGAATGAGTAGACGTATCGGACGGTTAACTCTAAAGAGGAACTGTAAAGTACACGACTATATGCACAAAGCTTCAAGATTCATAGTCAACTATTGCAAGGATAACCACATTGGGAATATTGTGATAGGGAACAACAAGGATTGGAAGCTGAACTGTAATATGGGAAAGGTGAACAATCAGAACTTTGTGAGTATTCCCTTTGAGAAGTTAATCTCCATGATACAGTACAAGTGCGAGGAAGTTGGGATTAAGGTCATAGTCACGGAAGAGAGCTATACTTCCAAGACAGACCACTATTCAGACGAAGCCATGTGCCACCACGAGAACTATATGGGAAAGCGCATAAAGAGAGGTCTATTCCGTAGCGCATCGGGCAAACTGATAAACGCTGACCTAAACGGAGCAATAGGAATTTTAAGAAAAGTAGTCGGTGAACGCCTTTGGCAAATAGCCGATAGAGGTGTAGTGGCAACACCGTTAAGAATACAAATTGTATAACTTGTAAATAAGTGTCATAACAACCTATGAAAATAGTTCAAATCGCCCTAATAACACAAAAGGGCAACGTCTTTAATGTAAAGATGCAGATAGACGAAATTGTCTTTGAGAGTAAAGAAGAAGTAAGGGAAAAGCTAATTTCCGTATTTGCCAATAGGCAGGATGCTGTAGTAGACGTTGCAATTCATTCCATACAAGACGAATTAGAGCTTTCCGACTACTCCAATGAGCAACTTAAAGCAGAACTAAAAAAAAGGGTAAATATCGCGCGTATGAAAGCGATTAGAGAGAAGCCCAAGTATTATTATTGGGAAGGAATTGTAGTTGATATTCTGAGGCGATATAATAGGTTTGCCAAGTGGAAGTTTAAAATAGATTCCGAAGAGTTGGGGGCAAGTGAAAATTTTTCGTATCTGAATAAATGGCATGGTTTTGAAATGATAAGCGGTGCTTTCAATATGACAACTGCACCAAAAGTTGGGGATAGGGTCAAATTAAGGTATCGTGTAGTAAAAAGTCATTTCCGTTCCTATAGAGATTCTAAAATCGTATCAGTAATAGAACGGGCTGACTTGTCAAATGAAACAGTAATAGCAGGAAGTGAATTGTAAACTAAAACCATAAAGAGATGAAAGCAATATTAATAGCAACAAAGGAAACAATTGAAGTAATAAAAGCTGGCGAATACACCAACATTTACGTAACAGAGGACGGCAAGCAGTCGTTCTTAGGTGATGAACTTATTCTTCTTGATGAAGTGAAGGAAGAAGCAAAGGAGCGTGATTGGGAAGAGGTTAGGATAAATGCTGCAATAGCAACGATGCAATCACTTTTAAATAATCCACAATATGAGAACAAATCAATAATAGCCATAGCTGACATGAGCGCAAGTATGGCTGATGTATTGGTTAAAAAGCTGAAAGGAGAATAATATGGGATGTGATTGTTGCCCGGATTGTGTAGAACAAAAATAACAAATAGAATAGTTATGAAAACAGTAAAGTTGTCAAATTTGAATGTTGGTGATATTTTCATGTTTAAAGACGTGATGTATGAAATTATCAACAAAACACAATGGATATCTACATGTAAATATGTTAACGATAAATATCAATATGGAGGCTGGCTATCACATAAGTATCTATATTGTAATTTTAGTAACTATACAAAAGTTGAAATATGAAACATATATTGGATTGGTATAATGAAAATACTCCTCAAAATGAGGATGAATACGAAAAAGGATGCTTGACAAGTGCTGCAATAATAGCAATAATCTTCATAGCATTAACAGTAGCAATAATAAATATTTGAGGTAACTATATAGAACTTTGCACTAAAAATTATATAAATAAATAGGAAATTTAAAATATTCTATTTATATATGCGATATGTATTTAACGGAGCAACATATAATAACAGTCAATGACAAGAGGTACAAGGATTTAGACCGGATTTGTTTCTTATCTAAGAACTTGTATAACGCGGCTTTGTATATCATAAAGCAAGAATTTCTTGTTTCCGGGAAATGGATAAGGTCTGTGGAGCTTAACAAAAAGATGGTTGCAGAAAACAATGTTGATTTTAGGGCTATGAGCGGTTCTTCTTCCCAGCAAATACTTATGGCTTTGGATAGAAATCTGAAATCTTATTTTTCAGCCATTAAAGCATGGAAAAGGGATAACAAGAAATTTACTGGATGTCCTAAATTCCCGAAATACAAGCATAAAACAAAAGGAAGAAATATATTTTCTTATTCTTATGCACAATTTAAGCATAGAGGAGAATATATTTACTTTCCAAAGAAAGAAGGTTTGCAACCATTGAAAACCAGATGTAAGGAAGGAACGGTTAAGCAAGTCAGATTTGTTCCGAAAGCAGACTGTTATGTAATAGAATTGGTGTATGAATCGGAGGTAAAGGAACAGTTACCAGATAACAATAGATATATGTCTATTGATTTGGGGGTTAACAACTTTGCTTCTATTGTAACGAATACGAGCAATAAGGCTGTTTTGATAGATGGAAAGAAATTAAAGTCTGTCAATCAGTATTATAACAAGAAAAAAGCTAAAGTTCAATCACAATTAAAGAAAACAAATGGAAAGGAAAATTCGAGACGGTTAATGAACCTTACAAGAAAGAGAAACAATAAGGTCAAGGATTATTTGCATAAGGCAAGCAAGGAAATTGTAGGCATGTGCCTGGAAGACAACATAACGACATTGATAGTGGGACATAATGACGGATGGAAACAGGAAGTGAATATGAGTAAAAGAAACAATCAGAATTTTGTTTCAATTCCGTTTGAGACGTTCATATCAATGTTAAGGTATAAATCTGAAAGACAAGGACTAAGATTTGTTGAAATAAACGAATCTCACACGTCGAAATGCAGTTCTTTAGATTTAGAGGAGATAAAACATCATGATAGTTATGTTGGAAAGAGAGTAAAAAGAGGTCTTTTCAGAACAAAGAACGGGATTTTACTCAATGCAGATATAAACGGAGCCTACAACATCATGAGAAAAGTAAAAGGGGATGCAGCAATGCCACCCTATAGAGGGTTTGGGTATAACCCAGTTAAGAAATTTATTAACAAATAGATACAAGTGTAAACATGTATATAATTACCATCGAGTAATATTGGAGAGTATGAGGGAAAGCATATCAGAGTATTCCACAATGAGAAGAAGCTGTTTGATTACTACCCATGCCGGATGAAGCTATTTGACTACCATAATTGGCATCAGCTAAGTTATCCTATGCACGGGAACAAGGATTGGGAGAAGGAACTAAGAACAATAATCGAAAAACTGATAAAACAATGAAGAAGTTAGTAATGACATTGATTGGCTTGCTTTCACTGATGGCAAGCATGCAGGCGCAAACAGATTGGAAAAGCCAGCTTAACTATCTGTACGGCACATGGACTGTACAGTATATACAAGACGACAATGACAATGTAGGCACACCACCAAACTTGGTGACAATGAAGTTCAATCGGGATATGACTTGTACCATAACCCAAGACGGGCATAAGATACAAGGCACATTCAAAGCGGAACAGTTCATGCAAGGTGAGTTTGAGTGGTTTACCGGACTTTTTGTACAAGTCTATACCACCAAAAGCAAGCAATCTACACTATACTTCCAAGTGTACGACATTAACAACAGTAAGGGAGTTATCAAAGTGCCGGAAGTCAAAGAGTATTGGCAAATCAAAAAGAACCTATTTGAGATAGATGATTAATAATTGTTAATAGTTTGACTTGTTTTTTGGAAGTTTCAAAAATAACAGCGTTCTTTGCATTGCAATCGGGAGGTTAGATGCTCGGTGATAAACGATATTAGGATTCAATAGCAATTCAACATATAGCTTACATTGGCACATCTAACCTGCAATCGTGCAGCCTGCCAGTGTACAGCAAAGCTTAAAGCACTGGGAGTTTTCTCGGTGCTTTTTGCTTTATTATGCTAAACGGCAGAAGGTTTCTTATCTCCACACCTCGCATACGATGCTTTAACATTGAAAATGGGATATTGTACTAACAAACTATGTAACTACTGGATAATGATAGCAATGCCTTGCCAGACAACTATCGACTTCATGCCTTTTAATAACAAAGTAGATTACATAGAACGAAAATATAAATCCTACATAAGTAGGTGGAGGGTACGGGAGTGTTGTTAGTGCATGTAGGCGTTAAAGTAAGCCGAAAATATTCTTTTTATTATTTATCTTTTAAATCTTTAGATAAATGGTATGAAGGATATAAAAGGCAAACTATATTAGTAATTGAAATATTATGAAAAAGAAGCCTAAAAACAAGAAATGGAACAAAGGAACGACTAAGAAGAAACCTATTGTTCAAACTCCATTAGAACTTTATAATGCAAAAAGTTATATCAAAGACTATGCAATCATTGCTAAGTTCTCCAGTATGTCGGATAGTACGAAGGATTGGATTGAAGTCCATAGATATGATTTACAAAACAAAGCAAATAAGTATGAACACTTTGTGGGAAATTATCTGATTAAAAAAGGTGTTAATTTTATCCACCAAGCACCTTTTGTTATCAATCGAAAGATTTACTTCTTAGATTTCTTTATTCCTACATTAAGAGTTGCTTTAGAGATTGATGGTATATATCATTCATCATCAAAACAGAATGAAAAAGATTCATTTAGAGATAAGGACTTTAAAACGATTGGAATTAAAACTATTAGAATAAGTAATGATGAAGCTAAAGACGAAAAAATATTAGATATTCGGATGAAAGCGGAAGGCATTGTTAAACTTTAAAATACAAATGACATGAAGATTATTTTCTTAGACATTGACGGAGTTGTTTCTACCCATCGCTGCCAATGGAAGCTTGACCCCGAAAAAATGGAATTGATAAAGAGGATATGTGATGCTACGGATGCTAAGATAGTTGTTACTTCTTCTTGGAGGGGATATAACTTGAAACAGACCATAGAGAATTTGGTTGACTTGGAGAGAGAAGCAGGATGCCAGCCTTTTTTATATCCCGAACTTATTGTTGGCTGTACTGATAGAATGTATTCCTTCAAACATGGGAATAGAGATACTCATTTTATACTTCCTCGCGGTTGCGAAATAGAACGTTACTGCTTTGAGCACGAAGAAATCGAAAGCTATGTTATCCTTGATGATGATTCGGACATGCTTCTTAAACATAAGGACAAGTTTATTCAGACCAATGCCTTGTTGGGTATTTCCGAAGAAGATGCAAAGAAAGCTATCGCTATACTGAAAGGCAAGAAACGTGCTTCGACAACAAGTAAATTATTTGATGTCCGTGCCGACTTGTCCTATGTCAGTGAGGAACTGAAAGATGCTTGGAACATCTGGCTTGACTACAAGGACGAAATAAAGAAGCAGTACAAGACGGAACGAGGCGCAAAGATGATGTATTCCAAGTTGGAAAAGTATTCCGATGGCAATCCGATTCTTGCCAATGCCATTGTCAACGAAGCCATCTGCCATAGCTGGGACGGATTCTATTCTTTATCTGACAAACAGAAAGACTTTTTCTTATCGGATAAAAGCCCTTATAGGAGCGAAAATTCCAATTCTTCCTACATAGATAAGAGATTGCAGGAGTTGGACGAGAAAATTGGGAAATATAAGTAGTATAACATCAAATGAAGAGTATTATGAAGCGTAGGGAGTTAAATATTGGAAATATTGTTCAAGTCGGGTTTAATAAAGTCAGAGTTGTACATGATGAAAAAGTTTCGTGTGACGGTTGCTATTTTAGACCGATTTGCAATAAAGGTTATGAAGCCATAGTATGGAAACAAGAAAACTTTGGATTTTGTTCTGAAAATGAGAGATTAGACAATATCAATGTTCATTTTGAATTAGTAGAATGATATGGAAGTAAAGAACGGAATAATAATAGATGGAGTGCTGCATGAAGCTGTAAGTTGTCGTAGGAATATTTCTTGTAGTATATGTTCTCTTCAAAGTCAATGTGAAGAATTGGAAAGACAAACCGATAAATGGCTTTGTGATTTGTTTGATTGTTGGGGATTCGTCAACCGTGGCAAAGTGACTAACATAGAAATAGAGGAGGAAACGAAATGACAATACGAGATTTAGCGCATTTATTGCTTACTGCACCAGATTTAGACAAAGATGTGAAGATATCCAACGGAGGCTATAAATCTCATATTACAATGGTAGAATTTGTAGAAAACGGTGAGTTCATAATTGGTTCAAACGAGTACAGTGAAGACAAAATTAAGGTAAAAACCGAAATTGAAGTAAAATATCCATACGATGAAGAACCAAAAATATTTTAACGATAAATAGAGGAGACAGAAAATGAAGGGTAATATATTTGATAAAATCAGAAAAGCTGAATATAAATACTTAGAATATATGCTTGCTTGTGATAATATAGTTAAAGAAGCGCAAAAGCATATAGACTGGAATAACGATGTTTCGTGTGAATATTATCCGGGAGATGGTGTTTGTATAATGATAGAGGAACATGTTTGTCCTGCATCCACATTCTTTGAATTGGTTGAAGAATCGGAGGATGGCATGGTTGACGAGAATACCTATATGAGAAACTGCATTTGATATAATTACTAAAACATAAAGTTATGAAAACAGAGAATATGACATTGGGAGAAGCCATTGATGCGATGAAGCAAGGGCATAAAGTGAGAAAGAAGGATTGGAGCAATCTTGATTATCTCGTTTTAAAAAATGGTAAGATAATTAATAACTATGAATCCGATTGGACTTATTTATGTATTGAATTGCCAATTATTAATAATTGGGAAATTTACAACGAACCAAATCCCGAACCGAAGTTTGAAATCGGAGAATTGGTTATGATGCGAGATAGGATTGATTCAAAATGGTTTCCAGAACATTTTGCCCATTACGAACCAAAGAAAGAAGTTCCATATATGGCAATAAGCGGAAGAGATTATGTGCAATGTGCCAAATTTGATAAAGACATAGTATTCACCAATAAACCAGCAAAGTTATGATACAGAAAGCAGAATTTGATAAGTTGCAGTTTGGGGACAAGCTTGCACAAATAACTGAGAATGGAGAACTTTACACCTATAAATACATAGGTCGTGACCCGGGATGGGAAAACAGGTATGCCTTTTTGAGTGGTGAAGATGGTAGTAGTGCATTACATTACAACCGTGATTTTATAAGTAAATTATTCTTTTACGATTGCTATTCCGAGATAAAGAATATGGCAGATGCAAAGAAGGCAAAATACTATCGCCAATGGCTGGAAGAATACGAATGGAGGGTTAACAAGTAATGGATATACATGTAATGAAGCCGGAAAACCAGATACTCATTGTAGACGAAAAGGAGTTTTACCGGATAAAGAAAAAGGCTGAAATGATAGACAGCGAAATAGAAGCAATGGTGGAAAAGCGTTTTTTAGAATACGTGAAAGATAGCGGTATCAAACTTTCCTACGAAGTGAATGGAATACCTTATATATTTCATTATGATTTGTTGAATGAATTGAATTATGAAGAGAGGGGTTATCCGGAATCCGTGTCAGAAAGGGTGAAGCATACTATCGCAGACGATATAACCGAGGCTTTGAATGATAAGCTTAAGGGATTGAAAGACGAGGCTTTGAATTATGCCTTAAGTGAGTTTGACAAACGGAAACACGGTTTAGAGGCTACTGTAAAAATATGGAAACATTTCGCATTAATCTTTATCATTACGACTATTGTTTTAACATTTAGATTATTTATACAATTATGACCGAAGAACATGTAACATTAGAGACACGAAGCTGCTGAAAGAGAAAGGGTTTCTACAAAGGAAATATTTTATAAATGTTTCTACTTTGCATCATTGTTATAAATACCTATCTGTTCCACCTCAATCGGTAGTTCAAAGGTGGCTGCGCGAAAACAAGAACCTACATGTACTCTCTACTCCTAAAGTAGTAGAGAGTTATAATAAGATAGGAGAAGTCGTTAAAACCGAAGTAGAATTTTAGATATTTAGAAACAAACAAGTAATGATATGGAACGAATAGTAGAATTAAGAGGATTAGAAGGAGTATATTGTAGTGATGTAGTTCATGCTTATATGTCTTGCAATGCAGAAGACGTTCAAAAAGCTTTGGAGATTGGGATTCCATGTACTGGAGCAAATGACTACGGAGCGTATAACATCTATTTTGACGATTACGGAAGAATATGTTTTGAATATATGCAACGTTGTGTAACAAGAGAATACAGATACGTTGAATCAATAGAAGAGGCTATAGACTGGATGAATAGATTTATGAATAATGGAAGTTGATTATGGGTAAATATAGATACAGAGAAGTAAAGAACTATATCCACAACGAACTAAAGTTGACTAAAGAGGATATAAAGGAAATTATGGTTCCAATTGTAAAAGAGGAGGTTAAACGTATCTTTCAAAACACATATGGAAACGACGTTGATATAGAGAGGTGGGTTCGTTGTATGGTTTCCAACGAGATACAAAGACATGGTGATTACTCTATGATAAGGAATTTGTGCAGGGAGATAATTAAGGAAGAAATTGCCGATAGGTTGTCAATTGATATAAGTCTTAAAAAGAAAGAGGGGTAAAATATGCAGGACGAAATTTCTTGGAACGATAATACCTATTATGAAATTTATAATCCATATAGTGATATTTCTCCTTTAGAACCGTGTGATGCACCCAAAATGAGAAAATATCGCCCAAAAGATGATAGGTGCACAAACAAGCAGATTGCGAAACGCAGGAAGAGAAACAAGAACCGTAAAACACATGGAGGTTATGGTTTATAGCACCTATATGTAGAGATATTCTTAAGAAAGAAATAGTTGATAAAATATCAATAGAGGTAAATATAAAAGATAAATGATATGGAAATAAAAGGGAAAGTACATTGCTTCTTTGAACAAAGCGCAACATTCCGTGACGAGTTTAGAAAACTTGGATATGAATCTTTCGATTATGATATACAAAATTCATTCGGAAAGACTGACTATCAGATAGACTTGTTTGTAGAGATTGAAAAAGCATATGATGAAGAGGAAAGCATATTTAATAATATCACGAAAGATGATTTAATTATAGCTTTCTTCCCCTGCATTTATTTTGAAGCTATGCAAGCCAATTACTATCAAATGGCATGTAATAATCTTTATTGTAAAGATAAAAAAGAGCAATATAGTATAGTATTAGAAAGGATAAATAATAGAAATAAATTCTATATTCTATTATATAAATTGTTTGCCGTTTGTGATTTGAAAGGTTTAAGATTGATAGTCGAAAATCCTGCTACACAGCCGCATTATCTTTTATTTCCAGCTAATTTTATACCTTATACTTTTATTGACAAAGATAGAACAAAAAGAGGTGACTATTTTAAAAAACCAACAGCTTATTGGTTTGTAAACTGTAAACCAACAAATGGAAGAAGTTATCAGAAGCCAATACAAACTAAAACAATAATGAAAAGTAAAATGGGAAAGAAAGCAGGAATTTGTTCCGAAGAACGGTCAATGATTTCACCGGACTACGCAAGGAATTTCATTTGCGACTTCATACTTGGGAAAGTTCAAAAACATACACAACTTGATTTATTTAAATAAGAGGGAATAACTATGAATGAAGAACTTTTAAAATTAGCATATCAATCCCTCAAACGTCAATTTGACAACATTAGCAAAGATAGTTGGATATGGACTGATTTCTTTGAAGATGAAAAAGTGGGATTTGATTACTTCAAAAAACAAATTGAACAAGATGAAGATTTTGCCTGCCTGCAAGACGAGACATATTACTTGGACGAGGATTTAGACGAACTGGCATATGATATAGCTTATGAAATTGCTTTAAAGTTGAAAGAAAATGATTTTTTTCATCAATGTGAACAATGTATGTTAGAAACTTATAGAATTGAATAATTATGGACGAGAAATTTAAAAAGAAATACGGTATCTACGATGGTATAGATACAAGCACATTCAAGCATATCCCCGAAATTAGTTTCTACAATAACAACTATTTCGTGGGCTTAAAGAGAGATAAAAATGTAACAAATGACCTACTTTCGCACACAGTGATGATGATAACCAAACAGACTGGTATGTTTTAAATGGAAGTTTTGCTACATATATTGGCTACGAGTTTACAGACAAGGGAGTAATTAATCTTAGTGATGAACCATTTACTTAATGATTATGAAATATATATTTTCTAAAATTCATATTTATAGGTGCTTACCACCATATAGGAAATGGTACAGCATAACGACTGATAGCGGAATAACTAAAGACAATATTGTAATTGTTGGTAAAAAGCGGTTATTGAAAGTTGCCTTTGCCTTGATACTTATGGTTTTATTTAATAAAAGAACTACTATAACCAGATGATTATGAAACAGACAGTAGAAGAAGCAGCTAAAGAGTGCAGACGTACAACTGCCCAATCAATGGGTGTATATGCCCAATATCACTCAATAGATGAGTGCCCTAATCATGGGATTACATATGATGAAATTGCAGAAGCTGCATTTATAAAGGGTGCCGAATGGCAGTCAAAGCAATCACCGTGGATAAACGTGGAAGAACGGTTGCCGGAAGAGAACGAAAATATTATTATCATGTGCGAGCACGGTGCAATATTTAATGGCTCATACTGCAATGGGGTATGGTTTTGTATGGATGGTTATATCTATGATACATACAAAAATAGCCCGATTTACTCTTCAATGAGTAGCATACCCACATTATGGAAACCTATTGCCTACATGCCTATCCCCTCATTCGATGAGATACTCGAAGCAAACAAGGATGTACTGGAACGGATTAAGGAGAAAGGAGATTGAAACATGAGTAAAATAAGACTAATACTTCGATATCTGTTAACTCCTTTATGGCTCGCTATATTCATAGTCTATCTGCCGATATGGTATATACAAATGAGTTGGTACTATTTCAACTTTGGGGATTATTGGGATAGCTATTTAGTTTTATGGGATAGAGTAATGTTATTTCTAAAACTTAAAAAGAAATAGAATAATGAAAGCAAGAGTAAAAGAAACCGGAGTTTTAATAGATGTAATTCCGAAAACAAATATCAATGCACAACATAGTGGAGATAATCTATATGTATGTGATAATATGGTTTTCAGAGAGTGCGAACTTGACTTTTTAAATCTTGGAAATTCAGCCATTGATTGGGAACAGCGTAGATACGAAATCGCAAAGGAATGTGTTGCTGCTCTTATAACTAATGAAATTACTTTAGAGGATGCAGCAAAAATAAGTGTTGAACAAGCTGATATACTAATTGAAAAACTTAGAGGAAAATAATATGGAAATGTTAAGAAACGTACAGCCAACAGCACGAAAAGAACATAAATGTGAATATTGTGGTGGAATTATACATGTTGGCGAAAAGTATGATAGACAAACAAATGTTTTTGATGGTCATATCTATGACTGGATATGTCATATAGAATGTACTCAATTAGCCTATGAGCTTGATATGTTTGACGGTTGCTATGACGGATTGGATGGTGACGCTTTTATTGAAACCTTAAATCAATATGTTTATGACTTCCATTACGATGAAGAGATAGAAGATATTGCTAAGGATTGGCAATTACCATATCCAGAACTTGTGAAAAAAGTATTAGAAGAATTGAAAGGAGAATAATTATGGGATTTACAACACCGTGCTTTATACGAAAGAATACAATAGAACTTCAAGAAAAACTAAAAAATATTGGTTATCTTTCTCTTGATAATGACAATGATAAGAGAGAGGGTCTTGTTGCTGATAGGAATGGCTTTATGTATTCTATTTTTGAGAAAAACGTTCTTGGTAGTACATATAACTGTGGTATCAATGAAGAACTTTTTCTTGCTATTGCCGCATTGAGAGATGATACAGATGATTACCAATGGTTTACGGATGGTAAAGATTGGTTCTTTTGCCAATATCTGAAAGTAGGAATGCACTACCAAGACAAACCAGAAATACTATTTGATAGGTGGCATAAATCCTCCGTGAACGAACTGATTGAACACTTTAAACAATAATAATATGAGAAAGTATAGAATTGAGAACTATGGCATTGATAAGGACATCTTTGATGTACAAATGAATACTTGGTGGTGCGGATGGATTTCAATAAAAACATTCGTAGCAAGCGATATTGCTCCTGATAGTATTGATTACGCAAAAGCCTGCGCACAAGAACTATTAGATAAATTAAGGGAGGAACTACTATGACAGAAGAAAAAGCTATAAAAATCCTCTATGAGCACAACATATGGCGCAAAGGAGGAGAAGGCGAAATGATTACGCCTGCATTATTAAGTGAAGCCATTGATACCATTGTGGACCTATTCAATGAGCGTAATGCGATGAAGTATTACTATGTAATTTTTGCTCATCAAAAGAAAGAAAATGAAAAATATAATATTGCTACAGTGAATATGAAATCTAATCAAGATTTTAACCCATATAAAGCTGCTGATGTTATTAAGGAACAATTAAAAGCAAATGATGTAATCATTCGTTCTTGGCAAGAAATATCAGAAACAGCTTATAACAGTTATGACAATGAATGAGATAACTATTAGACAATGGTATGACACCTTCAAATCGGGTGAAGAATTGGTCGAAGTTCGTATAGTAGACAATGCTTATAAAAGAACCTATTCCGGTTACTTTACTGATGTAAATACCCTGCTCAACGAAATTAGGAAGTATGACAACTGTAACATCTACTTCACATTGAATGCCATCAATCCAGCATGTTATGACAGAGAGCAACATGATAGGATTGTTACTAAACCTAAGTCAACTACTTCTGACAATGATATTGTTGGAAGAGATTGGATATTGATAGACATAGATACTAAGAAGCCATCAGACACAAACTCAACTGATGAAGAGAAGGAGATGGCGAAAGAAGTAGTCAACAATGTATTTAAGTTCCTACGGGATGAAGGTTTTGAAAAACCAGTAGTATGCGATAGCGGCAATGGTTTCCATCTACTGTACAAAATAGCCATGAAGAATAGCAATGAGAATACTACAATCTGTAAGGAGTTCCTGCAAGTTCTTGATATGCTATTCTCTAATCCGAATGTAGAAATAGATTGTACTACACATAATGCAAGCCGGGTATGCAAACTTTATGGTACATTTAGTCGAAAGGGAAGTAATACCAAGAAGCGTCCTCAAAGGGAAAGTAAGATACTAAGAATACCAGATGAAATTAAAATAACTCCAAACGAATACTTTGCCAAAGTTGCTGCCATGCTCCCGAAACCGGAACAACCGAGCAAAAGCAATTACTACAGCAATGAGAAGTTTGACTTAGAAGCATTTCTAAATAAACACCACATTGCGGTGAGAAACATTGTAAGGACATCATCATTCACAAAGTATATACTTGACGAATGCCCATTCAATAGTTCACACCGCGCTCCGGATTCAGCAATCTTTGAGATGTCTAATGGAGGACTTGGTTTTAAGTGTCTGCATTCAAGTTGTTCTCAATATACATGGAAAGACTTTCGGTTGAAGTTTGAACCGGATGCTTACGACCACAAGGAATACCAAAGGCATGAACATAAGATGCAATACTATTCTCAACAAAAGAAAGAGCCTTTTGTACCAAAGAAGGAGGATTCTACTAAGGGAAAGAAGTGGCTGGCTATGACTGATGTTCAGTATGTGGATATGAGTAAGATGGCTTCAATTCCTACGGGATATAAAGAACTTGACAAAAAAATCATTGGACTGTTGCTTGGAGATGTAACTGTATTGTCTGGCGGCTCTGGTGCGGGAAAAAGTAGTTGGATAGATTGTGTTGCTCTGAATGCTATACAAAGAGGATATAAAGTAGGAATATGGTCGGGAGAATTGCAAGACTTTAGATTTCAAAGCTGGATAAATCAAATCGCTGCTGGTAAAAATTATGTATGCAAAAGGGAGGGCTTTGAAAACTACTACTATGCTCCTAAAAATATTTCCAATCAGATAAGTAATTGGTTAGAAGGCAAACTATTCCTTTACAACAACAATTATGGAAGTAAATGGCAACAACTGTTTGCTGATGTAAAAGAGCTTGTAGACAAAGAAGGTGTACAGCTTATTGTTCTTGATAACTTGATGGCATTGCAGATTGACAACTATGAAGGTGATAAATATACCCAGCAAACTAAGTTCATCAATGACTTAAAAGAATATGCTAAAGCTAAGAATGTGCATGTGCTGTTAGTATGCCATCCAAGAAAAGAAGGTATATTCCTACGAAAAGAAAGCATATCTGGCACAGCAGATTTAACTAACTTAGCTGATTCTGTATTCATCATACATCGAATAGGAAAAGACTTTGAACAGAGGGCAGGGGAGTTTTTCGGTAAGGACAAAGTTATCCCATATCTAAAGTATAACTCTGTAATTGAGGTCTGCAAGAACCGAAGCATGGGAGTGATAGACTTATTGGTAGGCATGTACTATGAGGTCGAATCCCGTAGACTAAAGAACGAAATATCGGAGAACATTGTCTATGGCTGGCAGGAGCAGCCAGCACAGTTGACATTTGAAACGATACCCGAATCTGATGTTTCTGACTTACAAGACATATATGACAATATGAGCAATCAATTACCGTTTGGCAACGAATTGCAGGAATTACCCTTTTAAAATGGAAAATAAAATCGAATTTACGAAAATAGAGCAGTATTTACCGAAAGAAGGCGAAGAAGTTCTATTCCTCTGCGAAAATAATATGATTTTTCACGGGGAATATCTATTAGGTAATTGGTTCATGTATTCACCGGAATATAGTAGCAAAATAATAAGCACTATCTGCCGATTCAGAGTAGTCGGGTGGGTAGGAATAAATAACTTTAGTTTTTAATCAATTAAAAGAATTAATCATGTTAGTACAATTAATGGAAGCAAAAGTTTCTTACGTTAAAATCAACGAAAGAGGCAAGCAAAAGAGAGTAACAGAAAAGTATCTTGTAAACGCTATGAGTTGCACGGAATGCGAAAAGCTGATGAATGAAGAACTGTCTATCTACCAAGCAGAAGAGTTTTCAGTTCTTGCAGTTGGACGGACGAACTTCCAAGAATTTTTGGGAGATAAGGACAAGGAGGACAAGAAGCTGTTTATGGTAAAGCTCAACTACATTACTCTGAATGACGATGGTGACGAGAAGAAGACACCTTGCATGTTGATTGTTGAAGCTGATACAACAGAAGAGGCAACAAACACTGTCAAAGAAGCTATGTCCGCTTCAATGGCTGATTGGAGAATCGAACGAGTTGTTGAATCTAACTATGTGGATATTGTGAACTTGTAGTTTATAATCTCGTTTATTTTAAGTCGAAAGGGAGAGAGTAACAATTGTGCTTTCTCTCTTTCTTTTAACATAATTACGAACCCGATTTTTTGGAACTTTCCAAAATTTCAGCTACTTTTGTCACTGTAATCAAAACCAATTTTGCAATGAAGATAAAATTTAAGAAGCTGGATAAATCAGTACCTTCACCTTTCAAGAAATACCCATCTGACTTTTGCTGGGACTTATACGCTACTTCATGCGAGGAAGTTGCACCTAACGTTTATAAGTATGGATTAGGCATTGCGATAGAAATGGAAAGAGATTGGGAAACTATATTGAAAGGTTCTACTATAGATATGGGATTGAACACGGATATAGATTTATCCAAGTGCCCTTTTCATTTGTCGCTTGACCTTAGACCGAGAAGCAGCGTATGGAAAACTGGTATGGTCTTATCCAACTGTGAGGGAACTATTGATGAACTTTACCGTGGTGAGATGTCAGCTGTATTTTATCATGTTATGCCCTCCATGCCAAAGTACGAAGTAGGAAAAAGAATAGTCCAAGCTAAGATAGGCATTACCTTACCAATCGAATGGGAGGAAGTGAAAGAGCTTTCTGATACCGATAGAGGAGCTAACGGATATGGTAGTACGGGGAAAAAGTAAGAACCAGCATGGAAAAGTGGATAAGCGTAAAAGAGTACGCAAGGAGAATTGGAAAGACTACTTCGGCTGTCTATTATATGATAGCTAATAATAAAGTCGAAGCCCGTCACTTTGCCTATGGAAATAAAAAAGGTCATTTAATAAAAGTAGAAGATGGTGAAGATAAAAGTGAATGTGAAGACGAAGAACGATAGTATTCCGTCTGACACTACGAAGAGAAAGATGCCAGTTATCACAAATCCTAAGATTTTGAAACATCCAAGGCGTCACGAAAGTAATGTTGGCAATGTACGGTTCAAAGTTAAATTTGAGAAAGATACGGTTAAGCCATCTCCGACTATAGAAAACCCAGACATTATTATTGAACCACGTCATAATGAAACACCAGTTGGGGATATTAAGTTTAGAGAAAAGAATGATTCTATACGGAATGATACAGTTGTTGTTAAAATAAAGAGAAAGTAATGAATAGTTTATATCCTATATTAAGAAGAATATTAGTTCAAGTAACTAAAATTGCTACTACAGTATTCTTATTAATTGTTCTCATTGATTATATTGAGAAACTTATAGCTTATAATTTTAAAGTAGTCTACCAAGACTATGATGGATATTACTGTCTTTATACTCCTTTATCATTTGCTATTGCAGAGTATATTCAAATTTCATTCATTACTTCTCTATTCCTACTCATTCTTAGTATTTCATTAAGATTTTGTTGGAAACATCAAATTGGCATTTTTACCTTTTAGTCCTTTGCATCCAAAGAAACTTCAATGATGTCTTATTCACATCGAACTCCGCGTTTCTGACTATCTGCTACACTAACATAGCAGTCATTCTCGTTATCCTATTCTTAGGTGTTCAACAGTTTATTAGAACACTTAAATAAAGTAAAACATTTGCTTTTTAGTTTATAATATCTTATCTTTGTACTGAACTAAAGACGCATATATGTTGAAAGCCTATAAATATAGATTGAAGCCTACTAAGGAGCAGAGGATATTCTTTGAGAAGTCCTTTGGAAGTGTACGCTTTATCTATAATTGGGCTTTGACAAAGCGGATAGAAGCCTATCAGAGCGAAGGGAAGCGAATAAATGCGGTTGACCTATGTAAGATGCTTACTGACTTGAAGAAAGAGGAAGGCATGGAATGGCTGAAAGAAGTAAGCAACGAATGCTTACAGCAGTCAATCAGAAATTTAGATAGTGCATTTACAAGATTCTTTCGTGAGAAGAAAGGGTTTCCTAAATTCAAGTCCAAACACAAAAGCAAAGCAGTATATAAGGCTATCAACTCTGTAGAAGTAGACTTGGATAACAACCGGATTAAACTTCCTAAAATCGGATGGGTGAAGCTGTCTGAGAATAGAAAGTTTGAAGGAGATGTAAGGTCTGTCACGGTATCTAAAACCAAGACAGATAAATACTATGTCAGTGTATTGGTGGAGGATGGGAAAGAACTTCCATCTAAAGAACCGATAACTTACGAGGGTACAATCGGGATAGATGTAGGAATAAAGGACTTTGCAGTATGTTCCAATGGGGACGTATTTCAAAACCCTAAGTATCTTGAAAAAGCTACTGACCGATTGAAGATAATCCAAAAGCGTTTCAGTAAATCCAAGAAGGGAGGAAACAGACATGAAAGACTTAGAAAGCAGTTAGCAAGACAATACGAGAAAGTAACCAACCAACGGACAGACTTCTTACACAAAGTAAGTACAAAGCTCGTTCGCGAAAACCAAGCGATAATCATAGAGGACTTGAACATTGACGGCATGATGAAAAATCACAAGCTTGCACGTTCAATAGGCTCTGTTGGTTGGGCTACTTTCTTCTCCATGCTTGAATACAAGTGTGAATGGTACGGAAAGACTTTAATTCGCATAGGTCGCTTTGAACCGTCTTCAAAGATGTGTGAGTGCGGATATATAAATAGAGAACTTAAACTTTCCGACCGCAAGTGGACTTGTCCCAAGTGTGGAACTACAAATGACAGAGATTTACTTGCAGCCCGAAACATTAAACGCTTCGGACTACAAGCACAGAATTTATTAACCCAACCGATGGCGTATCGGGGATTGGACGGTGAGAACCCAACTATGGACGACCGGAGCACAAGCTCCCTAAGAAGTAGTGGTTCGATGAAACGTCAAGTTGTTCAAGTGTAAGCTTGGATATAAACGCCTAATATGTACTATAGCCTTGGGCGGGCTTTATAAAACCCAATTATAATGATATGAGCAATTTTATTGGTAAAAAAGTAATTATTAGAGCAGACAGAGCAGGAGTATTCTTCGGAACACTGAAAGAAAAGAATGGCAGTGAAGTTGTATTGACAGACTGCCGCAGATTGTGGTGCTGGTACGGAGCTGCATCCATTTCACAGCTTGCGGTCGAAGGGACAAAAAGACCAAGCGAATGTAAGTTTACCTTAGTCGTACCCACTATCACAATACTTGGAGTAATCGAGATTGTTCCTTGTACGGAAGAGGCAGTCAAATCCATTGAGGAGGTAGACGTATGGAAGAACAGATAAAGCTATTTCTTAGCTATGGCTCTGGCGATGGCTCTGGCTATGGCTATGGCTATGGCGATGGCTATGGCTATGGCTCTGGCGATGGCTCTAGCTATGGCGATGGCTCTGGCTCTGGCTATGGCGATGGCTATGGCGATGGCTCTGGCTATGGCTCTGGCTATGGCGATGGCGATGGCTATGGCGATGGCTCTGGCTATGGCTCTGGCTATGGCGATGGCTCTGGCTATGGCTCTGGCGATGGCTATGGCTCTGGCGATGGCTATGGCGATGGAATTAAAACATTCAATGGGGACAAAGTATATATCATCGATGGTATTCCTACAATTATCAAGCATATTCATGACAATGTAGCTAAAGGATATATACTGAACGATGACTTTACATTGACTGAAACATTTGTTGCCAAAGAGAATGGGAAATTCTCTCATGGAGAAACATTGCACGATGCGTTTGCTTCGCTTCAAGAAAAATTGTATGACGATTCAACCGAGGAGGAAAGGATAGAAGCTTTTAAAAAGCATTTTCCAGACTTTACTAAAAAGGTATCGGCTAAAGAATTATTTTATTGGCATCATGTGCTAACCGGTTCGTGCAAGCAAGGAAGGTTGTCATTCTGTATCAATAAAGGTATAGATATTGAAAAAGATTCATTTACAATATATGAATTTATAGAATTAACTAAAGAATCATATAATGGAGATATTATAAAGAAACTATTATGAGTTGCCATAACAAACTACAGCAGCTTTGCAGAAAGTATCTGAAAAAGTTGTACCGGAAAGCGAGAGATATCGGTCTTGATGAATTTGTCGAAAAGACTATTGCCGAAAACGAAAATGGACGATGCACAGCCACAGTAGAACAAGTCAATATGCTGGCTTCTCTACGTGGGGATGATAGAATAAAAAGGGAGGAAATTCCCGACTTACTCGGTCTATCATACCGGAAGTGCAACGAACAAAAGATTTTTAAGAGAATACGTAAATTTAAAGACAAAGGTGTCTACTCCAAAGTAGATGCTATAATACTAAAAGACCAAATGATATGAAGAAGATTAGACACAAATTCAACAAAGGGATTAAGCTGCATTTAGCTTGTGAAAATGACTTTCTTAGATTAGTAATGAATTGCATATATTTCAAAGATGGATATGCAATTGCCTCCAACGGAATGATATTAATTAAAGCTTGCCTAAATGAGATTTGTAACTTTAGAGAAGAAGAGAAGGAATTACTGGACGGTAAACTAATTAGTGCAAAGAATTTTAAGGAAATTATCAAGCATAATATCATTGAGATTGAAGAAGATGGTTTCCACGCTATATATGACGATTGGGATATAAAGTATAGGTTCGCAAATATAGATAGTAAATATCCCAATTATAACGAAGTTATAAGTCAATTCAAACCGGGATTTGCGGAAAAGGTACTTATTGACCCACTTAACATTGAATTGATAGCCGATGCTTTGAATGCAAGGAAAGGCATAAGATTTCATTTTCCTAAAGATGACAGCAAGGGAATTAAGATTACATTTTCCGACAAAAAGTTATCTCTATCCGAAGCTCTTCTAATGCCTAAACTTGACTATTGATATGACGGAGCAAGAATACAAGGACTTGGCAAATAGTCAACCAAAGTATTACTATGAGCCAAGAGGGAGAGAGTGGGCTTTATATGAGCGAGAAAAGGACGGCATGGGAGGGACTAAGATATTTGAGCATTGGGACAGAGAAGTTGTCCGTAAGCGATGCTATGAACTAAATGGCTGGGATTATAAATCAGCAGACAAATAGCCTATGCCACAGAAGATGTGCAGGAAGTATCTAAAAAGACTTCTCCCGGCTGCAAAGGAAGTAGGGTTGGAAGAATTTGTAGTTACTACCATAGATAAAAACAAGTCGGGTACTTGTGTAGCCACCAGACAGCAGGTCGATATGCTTGCCTCAATGTGTGAAGATAATCGGGTTAAACGTGAAGAAATACCAAATATTGTAGGTAAGTCATACCGATTCTGTCTGACTGGTAATCTTTTTAAAAGAATACGTAAATTTAAAGACAAAGGACTTTATTCTAAAATAGATACTTTGTTGTTGAGTGAAGAACTAAAAACTAAATGACATGTTTGAAGATAAAAAAATAGGTGAAAGATTTGAATATGAAGGAGTAACCTTAGAAGTGGTAAATGAGCTTGATTTCTCTTGTGAAAAATGTTTCTTTTATCAGGGAAAATGTGATAATATATGCTGTTTTCCACATAAAAGAAAAGATGGAGAGAGTGTATGTTTTAAAGTGGTTGAAAAGGAACATATTAGTACGGTTCAAGACTGCAAACTGGCAGTTGAAGTAACCGAAAAAAAGGCTATTGAAGCGGCAAAGGAAATGATAGTAGATGTATTTAACGAAGTACACGGTATCAATCAGACTATGTACTTGGAGGACTTTGTAGCAAGACTTAAAAAATAAAAGATGGCAGTGAAGTTTAGACATAAAGAAACTGGCTTGTTTTGGTGTAGGGCAAAAGGTCGTTCTCCTTCAATAAGGGAATATAATGAACTGGGGGAAGAAAGGGTCTAATTATGGACTAAAATTAGTAACAGCTAAAGAATAATAACATGATAATAGATACAGAATTTAATGTAGGCGATACAGTGTTCTACCTACAAGGATATACAATATGTATAACTACCATTAGCAGCATAAGCGTTGAATGGTCGTATGCAGATGATAGATTTGTAATGGTTTATAAACTTGCAGATGGCTCTACTTCTTTGAGGAATGATTACCCTAAATGGAACAGACCATTGTTTCAAACCCAAAAAGCACTTCTTAATTACTTACTAAAAGAAAATGACTTACATGAAAAATCAAACATTGTCGATTGAGCAGATGCAGCATCTACAGAAGCTCGGAGTAGATACAAGCAACGCAAGTATGGTATTAATTGCTACCGATGATGATGGCTGTACTTTAGATTGGGGAGAAGCATTAGATTATATGAGATACGGACAATCAGATGTTTACTTTAATCTATTGGATGCTGAAGCGAGAGATTACGACCATTCATGTAGAGAGGGTTGTGGAGTGTTCACCTTGCAGGACGTTCTTGACAAAATGCCATACAAAATAGATGTATATAAAATGAACATAAGATTTAATGGCACATGGATAATTACATATGAGCGTCCTAAAGATAACATTGCACTTCATTTTGCAATGAATAAAAGCCTTATTCAAGCATCTTATGAAATGCTATGCTGGTATATGGAAAATAACTACTTAAAACTTACAAAAAACGATGTAGTTAATGAAAGTTAATTATGGGGGGGTAATTCCTAAATTTGTATCTTTACGTAAGGTTTAATCAATTAATATTCAATAATATGGAAATAGCAAGAGATAAGAACAATAACCACATGCAGGCAGTAGTTATAGACACTGCAATAAATGTAGGAGTAGAGGATAGTCCATATAAAATACCAGAAGGACTTTATCGCTTTGTAGCAAAAGAAGATACCGAATTTTGGATTATTTTTCAAGACGAAAACCGTAAAAGAAAAGAAGAACAAAATATCTTTATGCCAGCAGGAAGTGTAGAATATTTCTATGCTTATGAGGGGGAAATAATAATCACAAAGGGTTCTTTGAATGTTATGGGAACTGGGCTGAAATCTATAGAAAATTAATGCACTGCCATGTTAGTAAATGTTGGTAAACTAATGAGCCATACATCAACTAAGGGAGGGGGAGGGGTTAAGCACCCATTCAATCCTTCTTTAGTTGATGCGTGGTTTATGAGTGGGCTTTCCAATAGCGACAAGCCTACTCAAATAGTTGGAGTAAAGAAGAATAAACTCCAACTAAAGAACTTCGCTTATTCTCTTTCTTCCGGGTTTGGTAAGTATGAGGTAGATTTTATAAACTTATTTACTCCACATCCAAGCAATAAAGATTATATTGTATATACATCAGAAAAGATTGAAATCATAGAAAATTTAAATGCAATATTTATAAATTTAAATATGAAAAAAGAAATTCCATCTTATAAAGTACAAGTATTTGGAATTACAAACCCTTATTCATTGAGATACCAGTATTTTGATAAAGACGGAAATTATTTTCTTTTCAATCTTCCCAATGATGGTATTTATACAATTCCGAAATCATATCTTGCAGACGATAATAGAGGTATTGGGTTTATTGTAAGTGATTATAAAAACTCAAAAGGTATCACCATCACCCAACTGCCATCTGCCTATGAGGGTGCACTGGTGTTCGATGGTGTGGATGATTACGCGTTGTGCAATAATCTGCCTATATTGACAGACTATACAGTGATATGCAGGAGAAGCATAATCACAGTCAAGAACTCTTCTGCAACAGCCTCAAAGCGTAGTTATCCGGATGATGTGGGTAACTTTGGTGCTTTTGTTTTTGAAAGAACGTTTGCTGCTGGTAATAAATCAACTTATTCTTTTGGTGCTGCTAATGGTGTAGATGCTTTTGACGAAAACGAAATCGTATATCAGACTAAAACGTCTTATAACGGTAAGGCAATTAATTCAGGCAGTAGCAATGATTCTGAATACTTATGTTTAGGCGCGAACGCCTATAATATCAATTTAGACAAATGTCAAGAGTTCTCAAATATTGCGGTTTACTATTTTGCATTGTACGACAAGTCGCTAACACCCGAAGAAATCGAAGAGGAGAAAGTAAAGCTTGAAAATTATTGGGAAGGAGGTAAAAATGAATTGGCTTGAAATACCCGTAGAAGACTTGAAACAATTCGACAAGGATTGGGAAGTCAGAAGAAAGAATGTAGACGAAACAAAAGCTCTTTTGCATGAGAAAATATATAATGAACTTGTACCACAAGTTGAACCATTATCAGAAGAAGGAGAACCGATAGTCTATCCCTATCCACTTCTTGACAATCAAATGGTTGAAGCTCTGTTGGAAACTTCTGAATGGTCTAATATAGATGAATAAGGCTATACTTGTAGGATGGATTACTGACATTAGAGAAGTCGGTAGTTATGGGGTAATGGTGAAACTCAAAACTTGCGAAAAGGGTTTTACTACCCAAAAAGGCTATAAGGTAGCTGATAGGATAGATTATCATGTATGCCTTGCAAAAGGAACAATGACACGATACATTCTCGACAACTTCAATGTAGGCAACTTAGTTGAACTTACTGGGAAGATATACAACAAGCTGGAAGAAACCAAACATGGCGATAAGGTTCAGTTAACCAATATCCACATACAGACAATCAATCTGTATTCTCTGAACAACATATCTCCAGTTTCAAAGAGCAATGGTGATACAAAATCTGTAGAAAATCCCGATTTATATTTTGAATAACTAAAGTTTATTGCTACATTTGTGCTACAAACTTTTGGTTCATAATATAACAGCATTTTAAACCTATTCTTTAGCTGGCAAATTGCATTTCTAATTTTCTTGTGGGGAGGGATTAAATTCTCTCCCTTATTTTTTGGAACTTTCCAAAATTTAGTCTATCTTTGCTTCATCTTAAAAAAGAAAATCAATGGATAAAAATAACTATTTAGACGATTGCCTCGCAACGCTTCAAATTCCGTCACTCCCTAAAAAAACTTGGGACAAGGTTTCCGAATTTAACAAAGGAATTTGCCTTGTAAGACGGATTGACGGAACAGAAAACTATGCAATTTGTCGGTACAATAAAGAGAAGGACGAAGCTGTCAAAGTCGTTAAAGATTTCTGCTTGGCGACATTTACAGAAATTCTTGAATGCTATCCAGTTCCCGACTTTGTGGAAGCTGACATTGAAAGTATGGACTTGGACGAAGCCAATAAAATGGCAATGGAAGAGTTGCTGGAAGAACGTCAAGAAGCTATCATGGAAGACGTCGAAGTTGAGGAGGAGAAACTTCCGGAGTGGATATATCCATTCATCAGCAACCGGGAAGAAGCTCTTGCATTCCTTAAAAGTAAGAGAATAAGAAACGCCCACTCTCTGAAATCTGACGAAGCTGTCAAAGCTAAATTGTATTTAGTTTACGAGGACGAAAAAAAGAAAAATAAATAACCAAAGGCACTTATATACAAAGAGGCACTTAGCTTTTTATAAATGCTAATGTAGCGATAACCAAGCTACACCTAAAAAATAGTATTAACCCAACCGATGGCGCATCGGGGATTGGACGGTGAGAACCCAACTATGGACGACCGGAGCGCAAGCTCCCTAAGAAGTAGCGGCTCGATGAAACGTCAAGTTGTTCAAGTGTAAGCTTGGATATAAACGCCTAACCAAAAATGATGTGATGGATATTAGTAAAATGAGCAAGGCACAGCTTGTAAAACTCATAGGTACTTCCTATGTATTCGTGCCAAAGACCAAAGGACACATGTATTGCAGACTGGACGATAGAGGAATTTCTATTGCAGTTACCGACGATTACTCAGTTGTGTCTACCAACTTCCATAGAAACGTATTTACCAATGTAGTAAGTGGCGGTTATTCTAATCCTTATCTGTGGCTTAGAACATTCTGTGAGTGCATCGAAGCAAACAAAGAATTTGGAGAAGTTAAGGACAAGAATGGAAATGTACAAGGTTTCAGCTTCTCTCAACTGATGGAACATGCTGACGAAATGCCGGAAGAGATTGTTAAGGTATTGCAGCATACAGAGCGATGGATTTATACGCTTTCCGAGCCAGCCTTTGCCGTTGGAGGAGATACATTGCAAGTCACCAATGTAATGTGTATGTACTTCTCATACTTGGCAAAAAGTAATACCATGCTCATGCCAGCACCTTCCGATATTTATCGCAACGAATTTTATCAGAAGTATATCGAAACTATCCGCTATCTTTCTCTTGAAACAACGCTTGATGAAGAAAAGGTAAAAGATTTGAAGGAACAAATCTGCAACATCGAACGTGAGGCAATGAATAAGATTGAGATACTGATTAAGGATAATGGTGGTGAATTTAAACAATCAATTGCCATTCCTAAAAGAGAGGTTGATGAAGGAGAAGCCTTAAACGAAATGAGGAGTGACACTTAGCTTTTTATAAAAAAAGCCAATGTAGCGAAAACCAAGCTACGCAGAGTGATTTAAAATAGTATTAACCCAACCGATGGCGTATCGGGGATTGGACGGTGAGAACCCAACTATGGACGACCGGAGCACAAGCTCCCTAAGAAGTAGCGGCTCGATGAAACGTCAAGTTGTCCAAGTGTAAGCTTGGATATAAACGCCCGAAATGAAGAATGATAACGTGGAGTAACATTGTTGCGGTCGTAATAGGCATGGCATTTATATACTGGCTATACAAAATTAGCGATTATGGAAATCCTTTTATAGCTGGCTTTATGAGCGTTTTATGGTTATTCTCCCTAATCATATTCTACGCGATTTGGGGAGGAATATTTTGGTGGTAGCATGAAAATACATGAATTTAATCTAACTCCTTATCCAAGAAAATTATGGGTAATTAAGAAATGGACGGAGAAGGAACTAAAAGAAGCTTTTTGTAGATACAATGGTGACGAAATAGATTGGGAATTGGATGATAGCGATAGTCCTTTTAGTATAATAGTTACACCAAGAGTTCAATACAAAGATACAGAGATGCTTGGAATACTCGCATTAATGACGCCAAATGCACCAAACAAAGATTTGGCTCACGATGCAGGACATATAGCTATATCGTTATTTGATGAAATAGGCTCGTATGCTAATTCCCAAGACCAAGAACCCTTTTGCTATTTACTCGGATATATTTATGATTGCTTAGAACAAGTTAAACGAAATAAGTTTAAAGATGAATAAGATAGAAAGATTTAAAGAGATAGTTGCTGAAATGGCAACGCTCTACGAAAACAAGAACAAAGATTATGGCGATTCATTCGGCAAGTCAATCAAAGAACATGGCAATATAGCTGGCATTGTTCGCATGGAAGATAAGTTTAACCGATTGAAGTCATTGCTTAATAGTAATGAGAAGCCTAATTATGAATCGGTGTCTGATACGCTGACTGACCTTGCAAACTACGCCATTATGATGCGTATCGAACTTGAAGGTAAAGAAGGTACTACTCAAAAGGCTACTCAATTTGAATGTAAGGTAGATGCAGACCTATCATCTCTTGTCGGTAAAATCATGACTTGCCCACACAAAAGTCTGTCAGAGGACGGAGCAGAGGAAATAAATAAAGCTTTGCGCCAGATATTGGCAGATTTAGAAGAAACAGAGAGAATCTTTAAAGAACCTTTTGAAGATTCAGATATAATCAAAGAAAAGATATTAAAGTCTTTAGCTAATAGGTTCAAAGAAATTGCCGATGATATATTTTGTACAATAAAATTCTAAATGGCACTTATATACAAAGAGGCACTTAGCTTTTTATAAATGCTAATGTAGCGATAACCAAGCTACACCTAAAAAATAGTATTAACCCAACCGCTGGCGCAGCGGGGATTGGACGGTGAGAACCCAACTATGGACGACCGGGGCGCAAGCTCCCTAAGAAGTAGTGGCTCGATGAAACGTCAAATTATTCAAGTGTAAGCTTGGATATAAGCGCCTTCTAAAGTGGTCGAATTTGACTACTTAAAATACCGTCTGTGAAGATAGTTTAGATTGATTTTCAATTTTTCATTAAGAGTGATTTTAATATTCTTATACCCTTCTTGCTTGTGAAAGTAGGAAGGTTTTTTGGAACTTTCACAGATTTAAGCTACATTTGTAGCGAAGTCTAAACTTAAATATTTAACGAAATGGCTGGAACAACTTTTACCAACAAGCGACTTTCCTATCATGTGTCTAACACAAATGGCACTATCACATTGGAAGGTGACGCTACAATCAATTCACAATCATTGATTGATTCATTCAACGGTAGTGTAAACTCTACTACCGGACAGTACGGCAACTTCTCTTATTCTGAATCCGATGGGGGACAAGTCAACAGAAGCTACAACGGCTCAAAGGACATCGAAGTAGAGGCTTGTGACCTTATTGATTCTGTAATTGAAGACCTCAAAGCAGAAGCGTTGAAATAATGGTTAATTACGAGCAGACAAAGAGTTTAATGAAATCAAGAGGGGTAGATAACCTCTCTCCTCTTGACTTCTCTTTTTCTATGATGGTAGCCATTGGTATCAATGAGATACAATCCTATATGGTTACTATCAGAGGAAAAGAGTATGAAAAGAAAACCGAAGAACAAATACCTAAGTTTCGTGAAAGATGCAGCTTGGAGGTTACAGACTATCTTGAACGGACTGATATTAAAGAAACTATAAGGTTTCTTAGGGCAGAGCACGATAGAAATATCAAAGATACTGCCTTGCAGCTTGAAGACATTGACTTCAACGCAGAAGACCTAAGAAAGATATTAGCGAAGTTCTTGAAAGAGAAATACAAGGATATTGATGCAGCCGACGCAAAGGACTTGCTCAACGCTATCAAAATATATGTGGATAAGTTCGGAGATTCCGGAGAGGACGGAGTTGCTAAGTTCAACCGACACTTTATCCAAGTTTATCCTCCATATAATGCTGTATGTCCCAATTGCGGAAAAGAGATTGACTTGCCTCGTGGTGTCAACTCTAAATGCAAGCATTGCGACCATCAGTTTGTATGGAGCGAGGAAAAGGAAAGATATTACTGATTTGCCTTTTTTTTGTTTTAGCATTATTTATTTGTCATTTTAGCATCGGTTTGTGAAAATAGATGCTTTTAGTAGAAACATTTTAAAAAAATATAACAATGAAAACATCTAAAATTGTAAGCGTTTATAAGACAATGAACGACAGCAAACTCACTAAGATGGAGGATGCTGACAAGTTTAAAGTTATTAAAGCATTACGTGCTATTAAGCCAATCAGTGAAGGCTATGAGGAGTTTGTCAAGCTGACACACGAGAAGCTGAAAGACGATAAAATGGAAGAGATGCAGAAGAAAGCCCAACATTGGCAGGAAATGCAGTCACAAGGGAAGGAAGTTGAATATTCCTTTGAGGAGCGCAAGGAACTCAATGAGTATTTCCAGAACTTCAACAATACCATTGAGAAGCTGATGAAAGAAGAGGGCGACAAGGAGAACGAACTCACCTATGACAAGTTGAGTGAGGACGCTTTCGGAAAGTACATCGCTTCCAACGACTTCAATGTAAGTACCATCATGGACTTGCAGGAAGTTCTTGTAGGAGAATAGTATTTGTTGCATATTACATAGTTTATTTAGAGGTTAGGGGGAGCTTGTGAAAGTTCCCCTTTTCTATTGTTACGTTTTTGGTCGTAGAGGTACTACGGAATCTGTATATCTCGATGAATCAAGAGTAACCCAGACTTTATAGGATTCGTCTGCTTTTATATCAAATGTCTTTCTGATAACTGTGTATGTTTCACCAGCAGCCACAGTGAATGTTCCTAACTCTAATTTTGTTTCACCAACCATCAGTGGGTCAAACAAGTCATGTTTAGCGAAGCGAACCCACAGCCAATTATTAGTAAAGGTCTTGCTTGAACTTGTCGGGTTCTTGACTTGAACAGTCACAGTCAATGCAGTTGGAATCATTCCAATACTTGCTTTAATATTAATAGCATAGCTGGAACTTACTATTTTTATCTCGGCAACCTTGGTATTTGGCAAAGTGAAATAGCCAGCATCCTTATCCGTGTCCAGTATGCCAAGCTTTACAGTAGACAAGAAGGGATAGACATTATATGTGTTTACTGGTAATCCATTTGTAGGCACTTTTACTTGCATTGTCCCCGGACTATCAGCAGTCAGTCGTTGCGACCTTGTTCCTCCTTTCTGAACCATATATACACCAAAGTACATATCCCCTAATGTATAAGCCACGCCCTGCCATACCAATCCACCTATATCACTTAACGATAGACTTCCTCCCATTGAAGACGATGGATTATAAGCTACTGTGGCAAAAAAGGTGCTGCCACTTAGATTATCTACTTGCTTTGGAACTGTAAACGAGTGAATTGGAGCCATTGCTTCCGGCATATACCCTTCAAAGTCAAGAAGCCGGAAAGGTGCATTGCTTCCTCCTTGTGGCGGTGAATACTTATATCCATTTGCTCCGTCAGAAGTCATTTTACTTACTATATCCTTATAAGTACCAGCCTGCGCACCGCTTGTATCAATGCCACAATTCCCATTACTGCTTTTCCACCAATTTGAGTTTGTAAGATTGATATTTTCTGATGGGTATATTACGGGCTTATACTTTGCCCACATATTTGTTTTGCCATGAGTATTCTTGCACAAATAACCTAAGTCATTACTTGATACACCCAATGCTGTGCGGACATCATCAATACTGACGGGTGCTACGATTTTCCCACTTGATATTGGCATAAATAAACTATTTAGTTCTAAGAGAACTTGGTAAAAAACATGGCTTTGAGCTACCCGTAGCAGCATTGAAGCCGTTAACAACTCTCACTTTCTTTTTCATATCATTCTTCATAATACATTGTATCTTAACTATATAGGTTATTCGACTTTGTGTTTTTTCATTTTTAAAGCATCTGCTGCGAAGTAGGTGCTTTTTTATTAGTTAAAGATAGGTATTCTCGTCTATACGGTGCATTTTCAAAGTACCCATAATATAGTTCCTACCAGTAGGGCGATTGACTATTATAGTTGTAGGTTCGTAAGAATCCAAACATACAAACTTGCTCTCTGCACCAGCATATTCAGATTTGATAGTCACTTGATGACTTGTCATATAACTAATGAAGTTCTTGTGAACCGTACGGACATCAACTGTACTATCATGGAAATCGTCTATGATAAACGAAATCTCTACATCGGGATTTTTGTAGCACACTTTATCCGGTACAAAGACATCCTCCTTGTTGCTGTTAATCCAAGAAGCCGTATAGATATTCTTGGGTTCTCCTTGTGCAAGAAAGCCGTCCATCTTCAATATACGAAGACCTTTCCATTTGACTGTAAAGTCAGTATAGTTTTCGATACCAGCTTTTACGAAATATATGTTTGCTCCTATCATTACAGTCTTAAATCTTTAGTGAACATTTTTACTTTACCATCATTCTCTAAAACCTTCACTTCACATTTGGGAGAATACATATAGACTACAACATTACTGTGTACGTCTACATAGTCAATAGTCAAAACACTTTCATCAAACAGATAAATACGTATGGTATTAAATCCGTCCAATTCCAAGTGAACATTAGACTTGTTAGATATATATATAGTTGGGCATTTAGTTTCTTGTACCGATATGCGGCTATCACATTGGACGAAGTGAGAAACGTCCTCTTTTAGGGTTATATAATCGTGATTATCTACCCACATAGAGTAAGTATAACCATCAACTCCATCAACATCATTAAAGGTGTGCTTTCCGTTTATATAGTCAGCAAACTCCCTTTTTAAAAAGTCAACGGACATTCCCCAGCCTTCATACATTGAAGTTGCCATATATGGAATACTCTGTTGCTGCAAGGCAAGCTGCATAAGTTTCTCTCTATCCTCCTTGCAAGCTTTCCACTCCTTATTGTACTCGCTGCACAAGTCCCGTAACAAAGAGTTTTTGTAAAAGTATAGTAAGTTATGCTCCATCATTATTCTTTAAATAAGGAAACAATAAAATCTCGTCCAGCACCCGTCCACCTTCTATCATAAATAATACGTCCGTTATCCAACACCGTTTGCTTCACAGAAGTGTAACCTAAGTCGGCATACTTGGCATATAATAGCCATGTGCCGTTTTGCTTAAATTGAACTTCCATCTTAGCTAACCGATTGTTCAGTTCTATTGCAGACCTCAAACCAACTTCCTTTGCAATCTCGCCAGCAGTATAGGTTTTAGAATCATGCACCAAGCGTTTAACATTGTCTTGTGCCTCCTTAGCTTCAAGTTGCGCTTGCTGTTTTGCTTCATACTCCAAAGCCCAAGCTCTTGCGGCTTCTGCCGGATTATTGAAGTTAGGCAATGTGATACCAGAAATAGCTTTCTTTTCACATTCAAGAAAGTAGTTCCTATAATCATAACTTAAAGGAGTTCTTGCCATCATTGCAATATGTTTAGCAAAGTCTATTGTGATAGCATAATCCTTAGTTTCATTACCGTTCGTCATTGTGACGAACCCTACCCAATCCTCATTCTCTTTAAAGAAATCATCTTCAACTATGTTTTGAGTTGCCCATCTCGACCAATTAGATTTATCTAATCCAAGTCCAATATACAACTCTCTTGCCGAAACTACTTGCTTTCCTTCTCTCTCTGAAATTTTAATTAGCTCTTTCATATTTACGACTGTTTATACGACTTGTTAATAATAATGAGAGAGAAGTAGAAGTCGCCACTACTTTCAATAGAGGAGCTACCTCTATCTATCTCCCTCACTACAAATATACTAATTAATCGGGTAATATCCTAACATTTACACCATTTCCTGCGGCAGTAGAAATATTTACCGTCCAAACTTGAATGGCTTGGAGTATCTGATAACTACTTCGCATTTGAAGTAACATCTGCGACATCGTGCCTGCATTGACATTAGTCATATCCCATATACCCTGCATGATGGTAGTTTGCTGGAATACTTGCTGGCTTACCATATTCATATAGGCTTCTAATGCGCCAGCTTGGGATTCAGTGATTCCTTGTATTCCTTTCTGCAACGAAGAGAGGGCTACATCTTTCACTCCACTACCGAACTCAATACCAAGCTGACCCATCAAGTTCTTTAAGTCCTCGTTTATCAAAGGAATTAACTCTTTACCCAAGTCGGCTATCTGTTTAGCTTCTTCGGTAGTGATACCTACACCGCCAGCAGAGTTTTCTTCGGTAAATCTCTGAACCATAGCAAACATACTCTTCAACCGTTGTCCGACAATCTCAGAAGCAAGCGACTTGACAATCATATTTGTTATTAAATCATCAAAGCTTTCCTCTAAATTTGCCATTGTATCAGTTCCTTCCTTCCAAGCTGAAATCCAAGAATCGGCAAAGCTTTCTGCGGCAGATTTTACATCTGTACCGAGCAAAGTGTTTACTATATTAGTAGTAGCATCATCAATGGCATTCTGTAAGTCGGTAACTTGACCCTCTAATTCTATGATTTTGTCTTGGTCGCGGTTTTTCTTCTTCCGGCTCTTTTCAAGTTGAAGCTGACGTTGAACTTCTGCAAGCTGTGCCTTCTGATTTGCAATAGCTGCCTTCTGCGCTGAAATTTCAGCTTTACCCATCGACTTATCAACAGCACGTTCAAGATTCTTATAAGCGTTCTCTAATTGCTTAACTCTTCTCTCGCTCTTTTCAACTTCTCTTGTGATTTTCTTGTTTCCGGCATTGAATATGGCTGATACTCCTTGCCAGATACCTCCTAATGTGTTGATTGTTCCACCTAATATATCTCCTCTTGCTATTTGAGCAATTCCTTGTGCAGCTTGTGAAGCACCTTGTATAGCTTCACCAATAGTAGATATAGTATCAGAAACTCCCTCGGAAAATCCCATCTGCTCAAAGATGTTTCCTATGGAACTAACAGACATACCCAACTGACTTACATATTCAACAGTACTTTCAAATGAACCGTCAAGTCCTTTAAAGTTATCCTTCAAATTCTCAACTTGGTCTGCAAGTAAAGCAAAAGGATTACGAGAATTTACTTCCGTCTTTAAAGCCTTAATACGTGCCATTAACTCTTTGTATTCATTAATTGGCATGTTGGCTCTATTAGCTACCGCAAACCTCTCTATCTCGTCAATCATATTGTTTAACGACACAGTGCTAATTGCATTCAAGTCTTGGAATGATTTCTCCCAAGCATTAGAGGTATTCTTCCATTCCTCAAAAGCTATCTTAGTCTTTTCTTGTTCCGCACCAGTATCAACAGCAAGAGAGAGTTTTGGAGCTTTCTCGTTTATAAAGTTCTGTATCTCTTCAATCTCACTTTCTATCTCCGCTCTTACATCGGGGCTTTCAGTCACAGACAACTGCAATTCCAGCTTTGCCAAATCAGAAGTTGCATCAGTAACTCTATTGGAGATAGAAGCTTGGTCTTCCAAACGTTTTCTTTCGACCTCTGCTATCTTATCCTCCATTTCAGCGTACTTATCTGCAATAGACTGGAAGTTCTTGAAATCATCCAATGCGGCTTGTTTGATAGTGTCGCTTAATCTTTTCTGAATATCTTCAATAGCTTTTGAAGCGTCACTCTCATTCTGAACCGAAGTATTAAGAGAACTTTTCCAACTGTCAACTCTTGTGTCGTTAGGGTTCTGATTGATTAAGTCTTGTAATTTCTGCTGTTCCTTTTGGAAGGATGAAACTTTTTCCCTCAAACTATTCAATGTAGCATTAACATCAGCCTCCAACTGTTCAAGTGAAACTGGGTCATATTCAAACAAGCCAGCGAACAGTGAACCGAACTGCCCAGCGCCTTCAATATCCAATTCCAGTTCGTAGCCTTGGAACATTCCCTCAATCTTGCGTTTTGCCAAAGCAACACTTGCAGAATTTATAGAGATAGAATATTCAATCTCACTCTGTGCTTTCTTCCCGGCAACCAACTGTTTAGCTTCTGGCGATTTGAGGGTTTCAGCTATCTTATTATAAAACTTTGGAGCACTACCTTTATCAAAGGTAATCAAGTCGTTAATATCAACACTGATACCCTTAAACGCATTATCGAATAAGTCTTGGTAAGCATCCTTTACCTTTTCGGTAGCATAAGTTATATTACCAGTGTCTTTTACAAGCTGCAAGAACTTCTTTTGAATATCATCTACCAACTTAATCTGTTGCTTCAATAAATCCATTTCCTCCTTCTTTGCCTTATTCATCTCTTTTTGAGTGCTAAGGTCAAGATTTAATGCAGAGGCAATTTGTCTTGCAACTTTCAAACGATTGGCAACATATTCTTTTTCTTCGGGACTTGCAGTAAGACCTTTAGATATTTCTTCTTGTTGTGCAGTAAGCGACCTATATTCCTTTTTCAATCGGTCAATATAACTCCAAATATCTTCATCCTGCTTAATGGCAAAGCCTGCACCAGCACCACCTCCAGCTTTCTGAACAATAGAATTAACATTCTTCTGCCAATCCTTTAACTCTACATTGTACTTTTGAAGTTGTTCGGTTATCTGGTCGTACATATAAGTATTGCCAAGTTTCTTATATGCAGCTTGAAGTTCGATAAGTCTTAGCTTCTCGTTCTTCTGATTTTGTTCCAGCTTCTTATATTTCTCATTGATATTATCTATTGCTTGACCTTCTATTACACTGGAATAAGTTGGTCTATTGCTGATAATATCACTGGCTTCACGAACTTCTTGAATAGCCTTCTTTTGCTCTGTAATCGCCTTACCTAACTTGTCAATGCTTCCGGATGAACCAAATAAAGACTGAACAACTGGATTAAGCTTTTCCATTTCAGCAGTAGAACCGCCAAGATACTTCTTAGAGATAGAGTAGAATCTTGCCATATAAGTTTCACCTTTGGAAAGTCCTTTATCCAAACTTGCAACAAAGTTTCGGGTAATCTCTTGTGCATTTACTTTAGAGATACCTCCTTCTGTCATTTTCTCTATAATATTGGCAATAGCATCTTGTTGTTGTTCAGAGTACTTTTCTGTTATTACTTGATAACTCTTTTCAAGAGCTTGTGACTTTGCTTTATTATAAATAGCATCTACAACTTTATTGTAATTTTTAGCAAGTTCAGAAGCATAGTTGATTTCAGTCAACATATTGGGGAGATATGAGCCATAAGTATTGTTTATCTCCTTCAAAGCATCGCTGAAATTTCTACTTCCTTTTTCCGATTCATTTAACTTCTTTACTAAAGCGTCAAAGTCAGAAGTCATTTGCTGTGCATTTATAAGACCGCCAGCAGTAATACTTTCCAGTTCTTTTCTAAACTTAGTAGCATTTGTATATGCTTGATAAATGACAACTCCCAAAGTAGCTAATCCAGCAGCTACTATAGCATAAGGATTTTTTGCAACAGCAACAAGTGTACTATTTAATTTTTCAGTTGATTTATTGGCAATCTCTGTTGCTTTCGCCTTATCTCTCAATGCAGCCTTCACTATTTTCAAATATTCAGCGTACTTCTGCAAGTTTATATTAGCAGCAAGTTGTACAACGGCAGTTCCCAGTTGAACTGTTTTATAGAGCCCTAAAGCAGCAGCGACAACAGTCAATATATTAGCTACACTTCGCCAATTCTCAAACAAACTTCTTACAAGAGATATGCTTCCAGATAATATGCCTTGATTCTCCTTACCAATCTCATTTAGCATGAAGTCATAAGCATCGGTTAAGTTAGATAACTGCCCTGCTAAAGTTTCAGCTTGCTTTGCTTGGAAATCATAGAACATACCGCCTTCATCTGTATAACGGTTCAAGACTTTCATTACATCAGTGAAGGAAACCATCTTATTAGACATTCTATCCATGACATCACCTACTGAAACAATTCTTTCTTCTTGTTCAGTGTACATCTTAGCAAGCTCTGTAGTTATAGACAGACCAGCATTGGCAAAGTCACGAGCATCCCTTGCTGTAAGTACAGTCTGTGCCCTAATCTGACCTAAGTTGTAAGTCAAACGTTCCATTGGTACACCAAGAGCGGCACTAATATCTGCAATACGTTTTGAAACATCTACAAGTTCTTCCGCTTCAAAATTATAGGCAGCAAGCTGTTTCGTAGCACCAGCCAAATCCAATACGGTAAATGGAGATTTTAATGCTAATTCTTGTTGTTCCCGAAATATCTGAGAACCTTTTTCAAAGTCACCAAGTACAGCACCAATCGAACGTTCAAGTAATTCATACTGACCTCTAACGTCCATAAGACTTTTTGCAAAGCCAGTTAACGCTCCTAATCCAGTATAGAACAGAACTCTTTTACCTAAGTTCTTAAATGATTCAGCTAAACTGTTATTTGCCTTTTGAAGTTGAATACCACTGGATAAAGCTTCCGCATTTTGCTTTTTCAAGTCCTCCATAGCTTTATTGACATTACGAAGCTTCATTGCATATTCTGCATCATCCGTGGAGAGATTACGTTGTACAATCTGCAAGGCTTTCAGCTTTTCAATTCTTTCTTGGATTGACTTATTGCCCATAGCCATAGCCTTTTCGTAGCTTTGACCTCCTTGTGATATTCTACTCTTCTCCTCCTCTCTTGCTATTCTTGCTGCTAAGTTGGCAGTCTGCTGACGGAGCAATATTTCTCTTTGAAGCAGCTTCTCCCTTTGAGCAACATGAACATTAATCCTTGCCTCTTGCACATCAGTTTTTACAGTAGCCAATTGCTCCATATTATTCTTAATACGGGTTGTGTTCCCTTGTATCTTAGAGAATACTTCTCGCAAATTATTGGCAACTTGCAAGGCTTGGTTCATGGAATTAACGTCTACAGATACATTCGTAGTAGTAGCTTGCGTGGCAGCAGTATTACCTTGTGCAATATTAGTTGCCCCCAAACTTTTAAGCTTGGCTTCCAATTCTGAAATCTTCGTTTCCAAAGGACGGATTTGTTGGTTAAAGCCATCAACTAAGCCCTTGCCAATATTCTTACCTAATTGGTCGGCAAAGCCCTCCACACTCGCCAACTTGCCTTCCAGCTTGTTGGTGAAATCTTCCAGACGCTTTTCCGTCTTCTTTAGAGTTTCATCTATGCTTGATAACAAGTCCTTATCAGACATTGAAGCACTAATAACTACATCTTTATTGTCTGCCATCGCTGCTACTTTTTATTTTATTCTTGGTATGGTATCTAACACACTACGCTTAGGCGCTTGCAACTCACTTCTATCACTTTTACGTCGTTTCCAAAACTTCTCCCATATCTCTTTATCTTTGCCACGCAAATACTTGATATGGGTGCTGTCTACTGTCAAGAAAAAAACTTGTGCCATAGACAATCTATAAAGATAATCGTCATACGTAAACTGCGGAAAGCTACGTATGAAATCACCTAAATCTCCGATTTGGCTTGCCGCCATAATGTTAATTGTTCCGCTACCTTCTTCCTCATATTCGTCTGCGAAACCATAAGAGCCTTCCCCGATATGAGCACCGTAAAAACCGGTGATAAGTCGATGCTGTTTATTGCTTCAATAATGATTGCCGCCCATTGAGCAGGCTCAAATACGGAGTTGAGAATACGAGCTTTCATAAAAGCTATCAGTTTGTCATTTCTGCTCATAACTTCTATTGCACTCGCATAATCGGTTATATCATCTGGTGAGAAGAGGTGATTAACAAGAATGATTGCTACAATCTCAGAACTTACATCTAAGTCTGTGCATAGAGCATACATCATGCTCTTATCATCCTTAATATCCTCTTCCTTTTGTAATTTCAATGCTAATTGGAAAATGCGCTGGTATGAGTATGCCCTTAACCGATGCACCTTATACTGCTTATCTCCTAACTTGACAAGCGAAGGACTGTCAGTCATAATTTCCGATATTTCCCTCTTTAGCTCGTCCGGTATAATTAAATCCTTTTCTTCCATTATCATTTGTGTATTAAAGAAAAAAAGGGCAGCAGCAAACAAGCCACTGCCCTTTCTCTTGATTTATAATGGGTCTTAGCCTCCAGCAGAAGGTTCAGCCATCTTCATCTCAACTGTCTTGCCATCATCGTCAACCAAAGCAGTGATAACAATGTGCAATTTCAACGGGGCAGTCTTCAAATCAGTACCATCCCAATTGGTAGCGACCTTACCTTTGTAAATAACAATGTAGTCAATACCATTGTAGAACTCCAACTTGAACTTCTTGTAAACTTTGGTGAATGAAGAAGGCATTGTGTACAAGCCAGTAGAAGCGGTAAACTCACCGCCTTCCATAGCGGCAATCTCTTCCGGTTTGTACTTAACCAAGTCAAATTCAATCTTGTAAGAACCAAGTGTACCCACGCTATCAAGCGGAGTATCATAGAACTCACCGTTAATAGCACTTTCACTTGCGGTTTCTTGACTGATAGACAAACCTTCCAACACACCCATAAGAGGAGTATAAGAAGCTTCTGCACCAGCCCCGACTTCCGCATAGCCTAAAGACTTACATTTGTAAGTCAACAAATCTTGTGTAGCCATCTCGTCTAATTATTAAATTATTATTTATATTGAGGCGTTTATATCCAAGCTTACACTTGAACAACTTGACGTTTCATCGAACCACTACTTCTTAGGGAGCTTGTGCTCCGGTCGTCCATAGTTGGGTTCTCACCGTCCAATCCCCGATGCGCCATCGGTTGGGTTAATTTTTACTTTATTAGTACCATAAATGATTTAATATACATGAAGAACAGATTGTCGCTCTCATTATATATATCATCAGTTGACAATATACCATCAGTTGATATGTCGTATTTTTCTCCGGCTTTCTCAACTTCTGCATTTACAATGTCGGATATACTTGTTTCATACTTTTCCAGCAAGGTGGTATCAAGCCGACCTCTTGTCTTGGGAGGAATATACATCTCAACTGTCACGCGAACGCTCGCAAGAGCATTCAAGTTGAACTGGCTCTTATCCTTAATTTCTCCCAGACGGATAACCATGAAACCGCCAGCATTTATCTCCTCCTCCAACTTGGTAGGCATTTCCATCGGATAGATGTACTTTGTAACCTTATCTATGAAGAGAGAGTAAACATATTGGTATATCGGCATTCGCCTTGCGTCAATAACACTCATATCCCTATTAGGCGTTCATGTCCTTGTGGGACACTTGACGTTTCATCGAGCCGCTACTTCTTAGGGAGCTTGTGCTCCGGTCGTCCATAGTTGGGCTCTCACCGTCCAATCCCCGATACGCCATCGGTTGGGTTAATACTATCTTAAATCACTCTGTGTAGCTTGGTTATCGCTATATTGGCATTTATGTACTAAGTGTCACTTTGTATATAAGTAACTTATATTGTTTTAACAGTTGCCTTCCCTGCAAAATCTTCCTTAATATCGTCATATATGGTTGATAACACCTCAAACCTTCGTCTTGGATTTCCAGTATTTCCTCCTTCCAATATAGGAGCATAAGGCACTGTTGCTGCCAGCACCAAATCCCATCCTATATAAGTGGCAGGAGTATAGTTTGCCAAGAACTCGTCAGCAAGCTTTCTTCCATCTATCAGCTTGCCATGATACTTTGAGTTTTTAGTTGCCATCTGATACGGATACAAGTAGCCGCTCCCCTTCAAATTGCCTTGATAGAACACAGCCCAAATATAACTATCAGCCAAGTTGTAAGTCTGGTCGGTAAATCCGCTTTCAGAATATGCTTTCTTCAACAATTCGGGTGCATAGGCTATTAGTCGCTGGGTTTGCTCGCCAGCAAGTCTGTCAAACAGTTCTTGCCGAACCCTTTTCAAACCACTCAAATCAACTTTTACTTTTATCGCCATCCACCTTTTCTATTTGCATATATAGTTATAGCACCTAACATCGAAGGTATGCTGTTATCAACTTGCATCTTAATTTGCTCTCCCATAACATCACATTCTATCCAGTCTTCATTACGTACTGGATTAATATACTTCCCGTCCTCTCCTTTTATCAAAGGAATAGAAACAACGTAGTCGCTTGTCTGAGCAGTCGAACCGGATTCAGCAACAGAGAGATTTACGTCCATTACTCCTTCATAGACAGTATTTTCTTCATCGTCGCCCATAGAACTTTCGATGATTCTGTATATACGTCCCGAAAAAGGAAATTCTTCTATGTCACTGAATGAAATCATATCACATCTATAATTTTCAAGAGTTTAATCTTTGGACGAGCAGAGATAAGAACCTCGTAATTAGGGTCATTGTATCTCTTATATATGCCCAAAGCATAACTTATTTTATTACTCTGATAGATGTCCGTCTCTGACCCAACTGTACGCTGGAAGTTATTATGAGAGGCAGATTGAGATGCTGTACTTGAAGGGCTTAACAACACTGCGGTAAATATTATATCGGCAGTCATTAAATCCTTTTGTTCTTGGGTCAACGTCATAGCATCCTCGTTTACATCTGTAATGCCGCGGTCAAGAGCAATTCTCATAAATGTATTCTCCTCAAACGAATACCGACAAGATGAAGAAAGCCATTCAAGTATAGTCATATATAACCCTCCAAGTTTAAGAATCAGCAGACGTAGTATCAACAACAATGTGTTCCATAAACTCGGTCAGCACTGGCATATAACGACCGATAGCATCAGTATGATATGCCTTGTAGATACCGTTAGGAACTACCTTGTTGATAATATAAATCAAGTCATTCTGTGCAGAAGCGATTGAATAGTCAATCGTCTTGTTTGCTTCACGCTGCAACAAGATAACATCGGCAACATCAGAATGAACAACCTTACCAGCAAAGCCAATAGGACGCAGAACTGCTACACCCGACTTCCAGCCTTGTACAGTCTTAATCGTTTTGATGTCTTGTACCACTTGTTCCTCTTTCACAATGCGGATAGGAGAAATCTTAGATACAGAAGAACGAGAATACTGAATAAGCTGCTCCCAAGAAATGATGTTAGTATCAATGCCGGAAGCACCATTAGTAACAACAATAACCTTATCGGGCGCATACAAGCGAATCCAACGGTTAACTTCTTCCTTGAAGTATTTGTTGTTCAGCAAGTGAGTGATAACCATGTCATACGGCAAATCCCATTCCATTGTACCAGTAAATCCAGTACGGTCACGGAAATCTTTCTCAATCTTTGCCATTTGTTCCGGAATGTTAGCTTCTGCGTTCGTCCATACTTGCTTACCAGCCTTAACAAAGTTTTCAGTAGGCACATACTTCGGGAACTCATGTACGACACCGGACATACCACGAGAATCAGCATTGCTGTACTGACCTCCCTTAGACAAAGCTTGTGCGGCAATGTTAGAAAGACGGTAGTTGTGTGTCTTAATCAAGTCAGCAACACCACGTACATAACCTTCCAACAAAGTAGCATTAGCTTCACCAAGTTCATTCAAGCGTGCTTTCAATTCCTCTTTTGAAAGAGAAGTTTCAAACAAGCCTTTACCGAACTGAGGGATAGTACCAGTTCTCTGTTCCCAGCCTTCGTTATCCATCTGAGCAACTTCACTCAACGGTGTCATTGCATCAGCCATCGGAACGGGGCGGCGAGTAACATTATAGATAGTATAAGCAGGGTCAAGCTTCGGGCGGCTCATGTCAATAGGGTACTTGCCACCATCAACAGTAAAGTGTTCCTGCCAGAAGAACTGGTTTGCATCCATGACGATTTTCTCGTCAATGAGCGTCTGAATAAATGCGCTCGTACCGTCAGAGTTTACCAAGCCTCTTTGATAGAGTTGGCTTACTAACTCGTCGGGATTAAATTGATATTTATATGCGTTTGCCATAATTCTACTCCTTTCCTTTAGATTTCAAATACACCTTCGATGTAGTTGCGGTTCTTAGCCAATACATACTTCGGAAGCGGTTGCATACGTTCAACAAATGCACGCTTGCCATAAACAGTGTTGATGTTGTGCTGAACATCTGTAACTCCCCAGCGACCATCAGTCGGAGCGAACTGTGTATCTACTTCGATGAAGGTATTCGGGTTTTTAACCAACACAGTAGCGCCGTCAGCAGCAGCAGTTGCAACGCCACCATTGCTATCAGCAGCTTCAACCAAAATATCATCAGTAGTCAGAGCACCGATTGCAGTGTCAACAGTAAGAATAAACTGCTTGTTCTCTTCATCGAACTCAACAGATGTAACCTTACCAGACTGTCCCGCAGTTTCAACTGTATCGGGAGCTTTCATAAGTACATTGCCTACTTCGGGAATGTGAGAATAGCCAGAACCATCTACATACAGAGTAGTGTCTGTGTCAGCAGGAGTAGCCTTTGCCACCTTAAACGTTTTCAGAAGGAAACCCGGTTTCCACAATCTGTATTCGTACAAGTCAGCCGCAAAAGCATAGCCAAAACCCTTATACGGGTTTGCAATGGTAGAGCCATAGAGAACATTGGAACGTTCCTCGTGATTGGCGTCCTTCCACCATACGAACTTGCCACCTCTAAATTGTTTAGCGGAAGCAAAAAAGGTTTCTAAATTAAATTGTGCCATTTTTTTAATATTTAAAGGGCGTTTATATTCAAGTTTACACTTGAACAACTTGACGTTTCATCGAGCCACTACTTCTTAGGGAGCTTGCGCCCCGGTCGTCCATAGTTGGGTTCTCACCGTCCAATCCCCGATACGCCATCGGTTGGGTTAATACTATTTAAAGTTTGACGGGTTTTATGGCAGCAAGGTAGTCTTCCATTGTTGTTTTCTTTCCGTCCGGAGATAATGGTGTAATATCACCAATAGAGCTTCTGAATATATCTTGATAATCTTTCAGCAGTCTTTCTGCCTCGGCATTAACATCAGCATCAATTGCGATATTCTGCTTACCAAGATAGTTACGAAAAGATTCATGTAAATCTTCCCTCACCTTAGACTTGGCTGTATCGTATATCTGATTGCGAACAGACTTCGTTTTCTCTTGCAATTCAAACTTTTCCAGCCTATCAAGTTTCTCTTTGTACTCGGCAGGCAACTCAAATTTCGAAGGCTTTTGATTGCCTTCTCCACCATCATTACCTTTTTCAGCCTTTTTCTTCCATTCTTCAATCTGAGATTTATATTCAGCTTCCTTAGCTTCAAATCCCTTAGTCGCTTCTGAGAATGCGTTCTTTCTTGCATGTCCGCTACTTTCAACTGAAATATTCAATGCGGCTACTAAGCCAGCATCTTCAATCGGAGCATCCTTGTAAGCTTCTGCAAATTTCTCAGAGAACTTATCTCTAAATGTTTCACTCAAATCAAAATTACGTTCTTCGCAAATCTGATTAACTTTAGATAAAACTTCTTCTTTTTGTGCCATTGTTCGTCAATGATTTTATTATTTTGAACAAAAATAAATAGCTTTTTCGTTACTCATACTGTGGTTATCGAAAAAGTAGCATATTTATTTTAAGGTATGTAGCTTGTTTTTCGATAAGTGGCATATATCGAAGCTTAGATTGCGTATTTTTGTAGAAAAATAAAGAACCATTATGAGCGAGAAAATACAGAAAGACAAAATTGTTAGTCCATTGCCGGGTTGCCAATATGAAGCCATCCGAAGCAATGCTGACTATGTTGTGCTTACTGGTAGTGGTGGAGGTGGAAAAAGTTTTACATTAGGATATGCACCAATTTCATATCTATATGAAAACCAAGGAGCAAAAGCTGTATGGTTTATGCGTAACGTTGGCGACTTTTTTGACGCTGGTAAAGTAGTGGACGGTCTTAAAGAAATATATCCGCTTATTGACAGACGTTTCAGAATACAACCAAGAGAACCTATTGGAGAAGTCATTAAGGTTCAAGACGATATGGGTGTGAAGTTTTTCAATAGTTCTGAAATCAAATTCCAGCAGTTGAATAATGAAAGTCCCACTGTAATAGATAAGATATTCAAAGGATTGCAGTTTAAGAAAGCCATATTTGAAGAATGCAATAAATTTGAATGGAGAACTATTTCTACTTGTCAAACCCGTCTGCGTGCAAACACTAAGGGTAAAGCCCAAATATATCTTGCTCAAAATCCAGAACGTGAATGCTTCATACGTAAGCTATGTGGTTGTGGTAAGAATGGTGGGGGATGGATTGGAGATGATGGAAAACCCATTAAAGAAATGAATGGAGTTGTTCGGTTCTTCCACATTGTAAAGGGTAACTTGGATGAAGTCTATTGGGGAAATACTAAGGAAGAGGTTTATTCTAAATGCAAAGACATTATAGATAACCTTTTGCAGATTGACCCGGATATGTCTTATGAGGACTTTATTATGAGCATGGTATTCTTTACTTTTGATGTAAGAGATAACCAAGCCATGCTTAAAGCAAACAAGGGGTATCGTGCTATGACTGCAACATCTGTGCTTGCAGATTCAATGTATGAACCTAATTGGAATTTCTCTATACAAGACGAAAAAGAAGAAGAGGAGGATAATCTTTCCGAAGTGACAGAGGATGATATTCTCAATATGTTTACTCATGTTTCTCCATGTAAGTGTAAGAAGGAACGTATTACCGTGGATATGGCAACTACTGGGGAGGATAACTTTGTAATGAAGCATTGGGTAGGTTTCCATTGTGACGATATACAATATTGCATGAAAAACTCTAATCTTGAAGCTGTAAAGATGATTAAGCAGTTTATGGTTAAGCATGGATTGACTGATAAAGAGTTAATCATTGATGTGCAAGGTAACGGTTTCTTAAAAGAGATTTTCAATCTTGTATCAGCAAATGGTGGAGGTGTCGCATTCTCCGGAGCGATTGCCGCAACTGCTAAGGGAAAGAAGTTGTATGAAAGATTTAAGGATGAAGCTGCACACCTTGCTACCCAAATGATAAAGGCTGGATTGATAACCTATGACAGACAGCTTGCTAAAATGAGATATACACATCAGAAGCTAAAGCGTGAAGGTTCTACTACTGTCTTAAAACAAATGCAGTTTGAGAGCAGAATATTCAAATTTAAACGTTTGCCTTCGGGACGAATACAGTTTGAAGGAAAGAAGGAGCAACATGCTCTGATAAAAGGCTTTTCTCCCGACCTTACAGACAATATCATTATGCTTTGTGGGGGATTGTGTTATGACTGTTATAGGGAATTGGCTGGTGCTACTGGTGGAGAATTGAGAAGGAAATTATCTCTTGAAGATATAATGAACCAAGTAAATGGTACTGCACAACCAACAAGGGAAAGAGGAAAGATTACTAATTCAGATAAGATATTGAAAATTTTAAGCAGCATATAAGGATGATAACGAGAAAAAACATTGATTGGTATTTGTCAGAACCAACGCGGCTGTTGTTGAAGAAGCCTTTTACAAGAGGTGGAAAATTTCAGTCGTGCAAAACTTATATTGGTGATGTTACACTTAACCAAAAATCAACTGCCCAGTTGAGCGATTTGACATTGCAAGAGGTTTCACAAGACCTCTATCTGAGAGAGTACGACCCTTCTCTACACAATATAAAGTATAATAATTCAATTCCTAAGATTGCAGTCAGAGTTGGAGATACTGATATAGTCATAGATGAACTTGTGCTGACAGTTTCTTTGCAAAAGAATATTCATGCGGCACATGTTCTTCATCTCACTGCTAATCCTATTTCTTTTACTCTCTGTAATATAGAGAAGAACGATACCATCAGTAAGAAGTTTCAGAACTTCAAGCTGGAATGGAACATGAGGAATATGGAGCAAATCAAGTACGAACTAATATCCAAGCAGAAGAAGGTTGGCGATGCTGGCGTACTATTCAAATTTGACCCTATAAAGAAAAAGGGAACAGTTAAAGTCTATTCCTATGATGATGGATATTCTGTCATACCCAACTACAATGAATATGGAGAAGAAATTTCACGTTCCTTGTTCTACAAGATAGACGATAATACAGAAGTCATTGATACATTCGATGATAAGTATCTTTATCGTTCAATACGAAGCAAAGAAGGAGAGCCTACTAATAATGGATGGGTTACTGAAAGGATTCTTCATGGATTTAGTCGTAATCCTCTTGTCTACCATAGAGGCAAAGTGGCTTGGGAATATTCTCAAAGTATAATTGAGATAATTGAATTGCTTACAAATATACATGCTGTGACATTAAAACGGTTTGGTACTTGGGGATTAGTCTTAAAAGGGGAAATGAATGAAGACAGTTTCAAGCGAGATAACGGCACATTAGTTATCAATCTCCCGGCAGACGAAGGTTCAAGCTACAAGACAGAAGCAAAGACTTTGGAGTTTCCAGAACCGGAAAGCATGATTGCTTATCTGGAATATTTGCTGGAACAAGTTTCAATCGCTTCATCCGTCAGCTTTATAACCCCAAAAGATATTACCAATACTGGAAGCGGTGGCAACGGAATTGCATTGTCTATGCGTAATGATATTGCGCTGGCTACTCAAAGTGTTGCTGATTGGTCTGATTCTATCAATGAAATAACCTATCTTTTCCAAGAAATGTTAGGATTGGAAGAAGGTCAGACTAATGCCTACACAGATTTGAAGATTAAAGCCAAGCTGAATATTTGGAGCATGGAAACCAACAATACTAAGATTACCAACTTAGCTATGGAATCTAAATGGATTTCCCGACAAACCTTGATTGAAGAATCTCCGTCCTCTGCACCGGATGAACTTGACCGAGTAGAAAGAGAAAAAAAGCAAGAGGAAGAAGATGCTATCAAGCAAGCTGAAAAAGCTGAACGGATAAGCAAGAACAACAATACAGAGATTATCGAAACTCCTAATAAAACTACTTACAGTAGCAACGTTTAAAATAACAATATCATGGATTGGACGCAGATTTTAGTATCAATACTTGGAGGAGGAGGTTTCTTAGGAGGAATAGTTTCACTTGTAAATATGAAACCTTCTCGCAAGAAAGCGATGGCAGAGGCTCGTACAGTTGAGATTACGAACCTTGAAAAGTCAATATCAATAATGGAGAAAAGCTACAGTAACATACAGACCTATGTGAACAAGGAAGTAACCCGTATTGAAAACGACCTTTCAGAACTGAAAAAGAAGTATGAAGAAAAAGTTATCTCTATACGGCAAGCGTACATTTGCAAAGTGCCGAGCGAAGAATGTCCGGTGCTGTTAAAGCAAGCAAAGTTTGATATGGCACATGAATGTGAAGAATGTAGGGGTTGTGAAAAAAATGAAAAGAAGGAGGACTGAAAATGAATATAAAGAACTATTTTAATATCAAAGAGCTTGTATGCAAGCATGTATATAACAAGTTTGGAGAAATGGCTTGGACGTTTTTTGACCCACGATTGCTTGAAACAATATGCGTCATACGAGAAAAGCTTGGTAAGCCTATAACTGTCAATACTTGGCATTCGGGAGGAGGTCTAACGCAAAGAGGACTTCGTTGTAATGTATGCCAATTAGTAGCTGAAAAGACCCGATTGGAGAAGGTATATGTATCTGCACATCTGCAAGGAACTGCACTGGACTTTGATGTGAAGGGAATGACCGCCTTGGAAGTTCGTAATTGGATTAAGGCAAATCAGATACTTCTTCCTTATCCGGTACGCTTGGAACAAGATGTCACTTGGGTACACTTAGATGTACGTACTGATGGAAGTAATGGCAAAGTAACCTATTTCAAAGGATGAAAAAGGTTCTTCTCCTAATAATCCTTTTGCCTCTTTTGTTTTCATGCCGAACTGCAAAAGACTTGGAGAAAAATACAGAAATAAAAGAGATTATCAAAGAACGGCATGACACTTTAACAGTACACACAAGAGATAGTATCTATTTTTCTGTTATTCAAAAAGGCGATACTGTTTTTAATACTAAGTATATTGAAAAAATCAAGTACATAGACAGAACAGTCATACAGAACGATACTATATATCAAGAGAAAGAAGTCATTAAGGAGAAAGAAGTCATTAAGAAGCATGTTCCATCATGGTGCTGGTGGCTTTTACTAATTAATGCAGCAATCATAGGAATAATCGGAATTAAATACTACGTAAAATGGCGAACGAAGTAAACCCTATACTGAATATATACAATGAAGATGGCACTCCCTTCCACGACATCAGTTTGAGAAAACACACTTTCTCAACTATTGTTATGTCGTTAAATGACAAGATAGAAGGAGAGTTTTATTATAAAGACAATTCACTTTCGTTTACTCTGCAAGAATATGTAGAGTATAAAGGAATAAAGTACATTCTTAAAAATCCTCCCGTAGTTGTTAGAAAAGGAATGACTTCGGAAAACAGCGAGGCAAAGGGAATGACTAAATATAGTTGTACTTTCTACCATGAAATGATTGAATTGTACAACATTCCCTTTACTGACATTGCTATTAGTAGCAGTGAGGAAAGTTATCGCAGCGAAAAACGGACTTTCTCGTGGATTGGTACATTAAGCATGTTCGTTCAAAAAATCAACTCATGTCTTGTCGGAACTAAATGGACTTGCAAGTTACAGCCAACATTTGTAGATGATGGGACAATGAGTGATGTGTTATCATTCAGCAATCAATTTATTTCAGACGTTTGCAAGACTGCATACGAAACATGGAAAGTCCCATTTGTAGTTGATGGATATACTATTTGGTTTGGCAAGCCATCTAAGGAAATACTCGACGATGAAAACAAGCCATACATATTCAAATTCGGACAAGGTGTAGGACTAAAAAACAATGATTGCACACCAAAGAATAATAAGGTCATTACTCGTATTGCTGGATATGGTAGCAACATTAATATTCCGTATGGCTATCCTATAATTACAGATGCAGACGGAAATCGCATTGAGCACCCATATACTCGTGACACGTTAATGCCATCAGTATATGTAGAGGCTGTTAGAAATAAAGTCTTGTTTGGTTCTAAAGACCCTCTTATTGACTACTATGACGCAGATAGCAGCTATCCTACTCCTATCAATCCTCTTGCACCAGTATTCCATATCCAAGAATTTTCCAGCATACAACCTACTATTGAAGGTATGACATACAAGGGACAAGCTATTGACTTGTTCAAAGAAGTAATAGTACCGGAAGGTGGCTGGGATGATTATATTGACCCCGAAACGGGAGAGGTTAGACAGTCGTATTTTGATGTGACGCTTTATCCTCTTGGCTTTGACTTATATGCACAAGCAGCAGTTACAAGCGGAATGACCTTCTCCATGAAGTCTGGTGACACATTAGGAGCTAACTACGAGGTAGCCGTAGATTGGGAAGATGTAAAAAAGAACTTCTATGTAACTGATGAAGCTGGAAACATTGTATTCAAACCAAATGGAGAACAGAGGGACTATGCTAAATATCCAGACAGTACAGACCAAGCTATTACTATTAAACTGACAAAGGACTTAGATACATTTGGTACGATAATGCCAAGCAAGTTCCAGCAAGTAAAAACTGGCGACAAGTTTGTCATATTGCACATTGAAATGCCACAAGCATATATAGACAAGGCACAAGAACGTTTGGACGTTGCCATGAAAAGATATATGCTTGAAAATAATATGCCTTTGTATGACTATCCTTTGAGCTTCGACGAACACTTCTTGGAAACAAACCAAGCAATTCTTGCGCAGATTAAGCCTAATACTATTGTCAGATTCTTGTATAAAGACAATGAGGACGCTATGGAATTATCCGTAAAGGAAATGTCAATCCAATATGGTACAAATCCCCTTCCTACTTATAATATTACCTTAACGGACGAAGTGTCTATTGTACTGAATCAGATAGGACAGATAGCTGATGGACTTAGCAAGTTAGGAAGCCAAGTAGCACAGTTACAAGCTATTTATGGACTTGACATTGTAGGCGAACTGAACAAAAAACTCAGCAGAGTTAAAGATGATACCGCACAAGGAATGATAACTTTCTTGCGTGGATTGAAAGTCGGTAGCTATGTGACCGGAAGTACGGGTGGTATATTCTATGCAGATACAGACGGAAAATCACATGCAGAGCTTGATTATCTGACAGTAAGAATGAAAGCCATGTTCTATGCTTTGGAGATTATCAAGACCGGAGTTATCGGAGGTCGTCAAATGATTACTCCCGGTGGTGCAATCGAATGTATCAAGATAGAAGATAGAAATGATATACTTGACGAAGAAGGTAACAAGACTGGCGAAAACATTTGGGACTACTGGCGATGCTATTTCTATCAAGATGATGGCACAGAAGCGTTAGATAATCGTTTCCGCGCTGGGGATATGGCTTTAGCACAAGACTTCAATATTAAGGAGGGAGTTTATGAGAATGTGTCAAATCATTACTTTTGGCGTTTAGTCGTAAACGTAGGAACTAATTACATTGACATCTCAAAAACTGATGCTGATGCAGCCAGTGATGCACCACGAGTAGGAGATACCATTTGCCAATTAGGTAATAAGACCTTTGTTGATGCAAATGGTGTTACTCATGTAGAGGACAAGACAAGACAGAATGCAATTATCTTTAGTGCAGTTGACACTTTCTCACCAAGTATGACTTTATATGCTGGCATAAACAGCTATTCATACCTCAACAAAGAGTATGTGTCCTATGGTGTTGATAAGACCACAAATCTCGCTTATATGAACGTCTATGGCAACTCTTATATTGGAGCAAGAGATAAGAGCAGCTATATGAAGTTTGATACGGTAACTGGTGTTGAGATAAAAGGTAAACTTGTAACTAAATCCGGCAAAGACGTTGAGGAAACATTCAACAGCTTCCAAGACCAGATAGATGGAGTAAAGGAAACTTGGTACGGAGAATATACACCAACTCTTACTAATCAGCCAGCAGTTGATTGGAACACAGAAGCTTTGAAAAAACGGCATGAAGGTGATGTATTTACCAATATCCAAGAATATGTCGATGATGAAACTACTCCCGATGCAGGAAAATCATGGAGATGGGTAAAGACGGGAGATACATGGGGATGGACGCAGATTGCAGACAATGACACTTCAAAGGCTTATCTTGAAGCAGCTAAAGCGCAAAAGGCAGCAGAAGAAGCTAAGAAAGAAGCCAATGACGCAAAGCAGACTGTAACCAATATGAAAGACTTCACAGACGAAGCCTTTAAAGACGGTATTGTTGACAGACAAGAAGCTGCCGCAATTGAGAAATATTTGAACTCAATCAAATCAATACAGAAGAGCGTAGCGGAATCTTATTCTAAGGTTTATGGTAATCCTTTATTGTCCGGTACTGCTAAGGTAGAACTAAAAACCGCTTATGATGGATTTAATGTGGCAACTACCGAGCTTATTACTGCTATTGATGATGCCATAGCTGACGGAGTAGCTACCTCAACGGAAGTCGCTTTGGTAGATGGTAGGTACGACACCTTCAATACCAAATATGGAGATTTTATAGCTTATTTGAATGCAGCCAACAACTTTATCCAAGACAAAATAAACACTTCGGCAGAAGATGCAAAGAAAGCTGCGGAAGAGGCCAAGAAAGCGGCAGATGCGGCGAAGGCGGCAGCAGATAATGTAGCGGGAGCGGTCGGAGATTTGAATGAGTATGTAGATGGAGCTTTTAAGGACGGTATTATTGATATTTCTGAGGCACAGTCGATAGAGAGATACATTAACATTGTAAATAATACCAAAAGTGAAGTAAAGGCAACATTTGACAAGCTATATGCCAACACCTATTTAGATGGTAACGCGAAGACCGGATTAAACTCAAGTTACACGGCTTTGAATACTTCCATCACAAATCTGCTTAATTCAATTAATACGGCTATAGCAGACGGTAAGACAACGGCAGCAGAGAAAGCGGATGTGGATGCAAAATACGCTTCTTTCAACACAGCTTATGCTTCTTTCAATACAGCCGTAGAAACAGCGAACAAAGCCATTCAAGATAAATTGAAAACTTTTGCAGATGACGCTAAAGCCTTAGCCGAATCAGCTAAAGCAGAAGCGGAAGCAGCAAAGCAAAGATTGGATAAGTGGGCAGAAGATGGAGTTATATCTCCTACTGAAAAGCAAGCTATTAAAGACGAGATAGTCCGCATAGACGCTGATAAGACTAATATTACAGCAGGATATACTTTGTATTCATTGGGTAGCCCTACGGGTTATCTGAATGCTCATAGCAATTATCGTGCAGTGTTGGTTACATTATCTGCTTCTACTCCCGAAAATATAACTATACCTTCTGACTTCGCTTCAAAGCAATCTGCATACTACAATCAAAGAACGGCAGCTTTGAATGCCATCAGTGACGCAGCTAAGGCAGCAGTAGATACCGTTAAAAAAGATTTGGCTGGTTATGAATATCTAAAGAAAGCGTGGAAAGAGAGTACCACAATCGAAGGTGGCGTTATTCAGAATGCGTTAAACATGCTGGGATATACTGACCCGGTAGCTGGATTTAAAGTAATGTCCGGTATGAATGGTGTCTATGATGCTACTAAGGTCGGTGGAGGTATTGCTTCTTGGTATGGAGGTTCTATGAAGGATAGAGCAGATTATACAGAAGCAAACATGCCATCAGATGTAGCAAAGGCTATCATTCGTATGGATGGCTCTGGCTACCTTGCAAGCGGTGCTGTATGGTGGGGGACTGATGGTGTTTTCCATGCTGACCCACAATCATTCATCATCAAAGAAAATCAGCTTGGCGACTATGTTTCTCTATTCCAGATTGTATATCGTTCTGGAACTCCGAAGGCTATTAGCTACATGATACCACAATATCCAATGCAGAAATTGACAGTTTCCGACTACATCGAAATAGGAACAACTGGGTATCGCATTGGAGTGGATAGTGCCAATAATGCTATTAAAGTCTACAAAGAAGATGGCTCGGCTGTTAACTTCTACGCAAGCGGTGCTGTATCTGCAAAAGGTATCAGTTCCGGTAGTGGCGGTGGAGGAGGCGGTCTTATTGACACCGTTTATGGATATTCAAGTTTAGGTGGCACTTTTGCTGATTCAACATTATCAGACACCTTTAACGCATACACTATCAACAAGTTGGCAAGTAGAATTACTGAACTTGAAAAGAATGGTGGTGGAGGTACTGGCATTGCTGGTATCAAAGTTAACAACCAAACTTATGCACCAGATACAAACAAGTATATTACGCTCCCAAACTACCCTTCCACTACTATTACTGGAACGGGAAATGTCCTTACCAACGCTACTTATGACAATAGTACGCGAGTACTGACATTAACTAAAGGCAATATTGCTACTACCGCCAACCATTTAGAGAGATATGCTCAAATAACCTCTACTGCGATAGATACTGTATCTACATTTACAGCATCTAAGACATCTGTATGGGAGGCAAATGGTACTGCATATGGAACTACTGGTGCTAATGATACTGTATTAAACATTGGTTCTGCGGCAAATAGGTTATTCCAATTAAGAGCAGCCTATAATTCTGATGATTTTTACTTTAGAGGTGTTGGTGCAAGTTCTTTCAGAACTTGGTGTAAAATATGGCACGCAGGAAATTTGAATCCATCTAAAATAACATATTTAGGTTTAAAAAAGGATTACCAATGGGTTGTTATTTTATTATGGAGAGATGCTCAAATAAATGTTGTACATAGAATCAATGGTAAATTATATACCGAAAATATTGGTCTTGCCCGTTGTCAATATGCAGAAATTGACTTGTTTTTTTCAAGATGGTCTACTTCTAATTATGAGTTTTATGGCAATTTTGATACAGCAGGAATAGGAAATGATTGGTCTTTAGTAACTTGTACATATAATGGTGAAAAATGGTGGGCTTTAAGACATACAAATACACAAGGTGTTAGTATGCACTTTATGGGTTCAACAACAAATATTAGTTTTACTAAAGTGCATTACTATACTTCCAATTCTGGTACAGTTGTAAATTCAGAAGTAAACGGTTCAATTGCAAGCAAAGGGGATAGTATTAGTGTACGAAGTGTAAATGGAAGCCCATATGCCCTTCAAAAAGACATAAACGCTTTATCCAGCGTATATGTGAAGAAGGCAGGCGATACTATGACGGGGGAATTAGTTATTAATACGGGTAGACAAATAACTCTTAATGGAAGTGGACTTTATCTAAAAACACCTACTGATGGATGGGAAATTGGAAATATTCTAAAGTCAAGTGATAATTCTGTTCTTGGTATAATAGGGTTTGGTGGTAATGGCGAAACTATGGATAAAATATTTGTTGGTAAAAGTTTTACTTCATGGCAAGCATGGAACGCTACAACATCTACTATATCAACCGAATTAGTAGTAAATAAAAATATAATTGGATTAAATAGAGAGTTTTCGCTTCTAAGTGGAGATGAACATTTTCAACATAGATATTGGAGTGGTGTAGGAAGTTATAGCTATGAAGTATTGCTGTTGTTACCTATTCCTGCAACTAATAATTTAGCTGGTTATAATACTATAGATGGTACTATATCTGGATATACAAATGGATATAATCAATGCTTTTGGGTTGATGTGAAGATTTCGACTATTTATAATACTACTTTTTGGAATATAAAATCAATAAGCTCTTTTTTATCTAATCAATATGTATTAAAAAAATGTAAGTATAATGGCATTTGGTATTATTGTATTGAAATCCCATATCGGGATAATAGAATAGATAGTTATTATTTTAGAGGGGTTATTCGTTCAACTATTGCAGGAGGATTATCAACTATCACTTTGCCATACCGTATAAAATATAAAACTAAGGCAAATGGAAATAATGCAGAAGTTATTAATAACTCTGAAATTAACAGTAGTCTTAGTACAACACTGACACAAGGAGGGATTACAGCAGCGTATCCGATAGAAAATACATATTATCAAAATATAAAGCCCCATCTTAGTAATTCAATAACTTCGGGAACTACTGATTTAAGATGGAAGTGTGTTTATAGTTACAATCTCGACATAAGTTCTACAAGTACTTTTGGTGGAACTGCAACTTTTAATGGTGGAATGTATTCTGGTAATATCTTTCCGTTAAGCAATAATAATTACAGAATAGGTTCAAGTAGCAATAGATTTATAGATGCGTATATTCAATCTTGGGTCTATGCTAATTCTGGTCTTTATATGAATCCATCTGGTATAACCCAAAATGGTTCTCATTTGGAACTTTCAAGCGGTGGAAATGAGATTATTATAGCTGGAGGCACTGATTTTAATGTTAATTATAGAGGTGCAAGTTATGGCGGTAGGTCTGTTCCTAAAAAATGGTATTGGCGGGCAGGAAGCAGTTCATCTTGGGCAAATATGGAATTTGGAGATTGCACCCTGCATGGTTGGATAAATAGTACGGGAATAACTGTAAATGGTGCTCATGGTTATAATGTAGGAGCAAGATTTGCAAATACAAGCCATGATAGCATTGAAATTGTTGGAGGTAATTATACAATGGGACTTGGCTGTCATTCAAATGGTTCGTGGCATTGGTGGAGAGGTACAGCTAATCCGACAAGCTCTACAAATAAATCGTATGTTATGGAATATGATGGTAGTACATGGGCTTTTACTGGAAGTATTACTGCAAGCGGTCTGATAAGAACTTCAAATCTGTTCTCTGCTGGCGATGGAGAAAGCGATAATAAGTATGGTTATTATAACTGTACTCGTCCCAATACAGCTAATACCGGATATGTATGCTATGCTTTTGTTAGAAGTGGTACTTACGCATTTGGACTGGGATATTATAATAATGAAATAGTTTTAAGTAGCGCAAATACTTCAAAACAATTTAATGCAAGATGGTTACAATTAAATAGTTCAAGATTACTAATTAATGGCAATATAGAGGCAACTGGCGCAGTTACAGCCAAGTCTTCCTCTTCTGATATAAGATTGAAGAAAAATATTAAAGAATACAATGCTTTGGCTATTATTCACAAGTTAAAGTCAGTGAAGTATTACTGGAATGATACCGCAAAAGCAAACTCTCCAATCTTTAATGACAATGAGGAGCATTACGGACTTATTGCACAAGACTTGCTAATAAATGGATATAGTCAATGGGTAAGTAACTGTTTTAAAGATTATTATGTAATACAATACGAACGTTTAATACCCGTATTATGGCGAGGTATTCAGCAAGTAGATAATGAGGTAGCTACCCTCAAAAAGAAGATAGCTACCTTAGAAAAAGAACTTAGTTCTGTAAAGAGGCAACTAAGCCTTTAAGCCTATTAATCTCTGATTTAGCATGTTCCAATTCCTTTCTCATTCGTTCTTGCTCTGATTCAACAAGACGGATAGAAAGGATATTGGCTTGCACAGAACCAATGATTGTTGCGATAAGGTCGGGAGATAAATAATTCAAGCTACCATATCCATATTCATCCTTTTCGTGACAGAAATTTGTGATACCAGCTTTCACCGCATTTTGATATACAAGTCCGGTGTAAACTACCCACAAGCTAAAGACTTGTGGGCTTTAGACGTAGAAAGGTCATCATGTATAGGACACGACAGCAATTCCCATCTTTCATGGGTGTTTACATACCCCCATGTAGCAATGTTGAGAGCAGCGTTAACATCTGCATCAGCAACGTTACCACAATGTGCACAACGGAAGTGCTTGCCGTTCCTAATGCCAATGTGACCGCATTCATGGCAAGTCTGCGAAGTATATGCAGGAGGGATGGCGACAATCTGAACGCCATTCATCTTGCACTTGTATTCAAGGAAAGAACGGAGCTGATAGAAGTTCCAGGAATTACTTCTCCTACGGAACGTCTTGCCGCGTCTCTTGGAGTTCATACCCCATCGGATATTCTTCAAGTTCTCAATGGCAATGCCCTTGTGTTCTTCCTTTGCTTTCGCTACGATTTGTTTACTTATGCGGTGATTGACAATAGTGGCAAATCTTCTCTCACGTCCTTTCAACCGTTTCAGCAACTTATGACAGTTGCGAGTGCCTTTAGACTGGACAGAAGCTCTCACTTTGTTGTATCTGTTTCGTATGTTCTTGACCTCATCAGAGGAAATGTTAGTGCCGTCAGAGACGGATACAATGTCCGTAATGCCCATATCGACACCGATAAAGTCCTCTGCGTTCTCCTCATGCTCATCGGGAATGTCTATCGTTTGGTAGAGATAGAACTTATCCTTGATGAGAACAAGGTCGGCTTCCCCTTTTGCATACTGCATGAGCTGCGGACGGTAGCAGGTATATGCTATCTTCTCACGGCTTCCGACAAGCGAGATGGAACAGACGGACTTGGACATGCTGTAGGAAAGCACACGGCTGTCGTAGGTGATAGCCCCGAACTCCCTAAAGTGCCTCTGCTTCTTCCTGTCGAGCTTGTACGCATCGGCAACTTTACTGATTGCACGCACGACAAGCTGGGAAGAGAGATGATATGTTTCCTTGATGGGATAATACACTTCCTTGTGCAGACTGAGCTGCTTGAACGCATGGCGTTCCCACGCTATCTGCGAGATAGTGTTGCAAGCCTCGTTAAAAACGCTGAACGTATTTTTCAGCATCACGGCTTGTTCGCCAGTTGGAAGCAGCTTAATCTGCAAGGTCAATTTCATACCACAAATATACGAAAAATAACCGAGATATTCAAATGTTTGAAGGAAATAATTATGTTAAGTTTAACAAAAGAGGGAATAGTGGCTCAATTCCTCCCAGAAGCTAAAGACTTCTGGGTTTCCTTGAGCTGAATCGTATGAACCTATTCTGTAATTATTATTGCTTAACGGAAAGATATTACCAGAATACATTCCACCATTAAAAGTTGCAGTTTCACCAAAAGTACTTGTAGAACTAAAGTTTGTATCAAATTGGTAGCCAGATATTTGGTACTTTCAAAAAAACACCTTATTTTTGCACGTAACAAAATGATATGAATATGAAATTTAAAGATTACATTGACCTTGCAGAAAAGTATGAGGTAGAGAGCTTTATCAAGTCTGACCCTATACAATTTCCACGAAGATTTAAGGATAGAAAAGACATCGAAGTAGCGGCAGTCATAGCAGCTTGGCTTGCTTATGGCAGGCGTTCAGTATTCATTCCCAAAATAGATTATATTCTTACAGAGATAATGGGGAATAAGCCTTTTCAATATATATATGGCGTGGAATGGAATAAATACAAGGATAATTATACGAGCTTATATCGTATGACTTCTTGGCATTGCTTTGCTTCCCTTTGTGATAAACTTCATTCCATTTATATGAAGTACCCTAATCTTGAAGACGCTCTTGGACGTGTTACTTATTCGCAGAAATGCACATACTATTGCCAGGGATTATGCCATTTATTGCATGGTGAAACAATGATACCCAGTCCAAATAGTAATTGTGCAAATAAAAGAGTAAACATGCTTCTTAGATGGATGATAAGGAAGGATAGCGTTGTTGATATTGGATTATGGAAAACTCTATCACCTTCTCGGCTTCTTGTTCCTTGTGATACGCATTCTTTGCAGTCGGCAGTCGAATTTGGGATTATTCCTAAAATAGATGAATCAAGAAAGACTTGCATAAAAGTGACTGAATTTGCAAAAAAAATATTTCCTTCTGACCCTGCAAGGTTAGATTTTAGTTTGTATGGCTATGGAGTGGAGAAATCAGAGAAATAAAGGTTATGTCAAGAATACTACGAAAGGATTAACGGGCTGGCTGAATGTAGAAGGTATTCACTTTGATGTAAATGCTACTTTTTGGAAAGATGATAAGGGAAAACCGTTTATCTGTGTGCAAAGAGCTATAGAGAAGGTGTTTGATGAAAAGACTTGTACATTCAATGACATTAAACCTCGACCATTTATAGAATGCAATGCTTTTTATACGGGAAAACCTTTTCCAAACGTTTCATATAAGGGCTATTTTTACCTTGCATCCTTTCGGTTTGAACTACTTGCAAGCTGGGAAACAAAAGAGATGAAATCCTTATGTATGATTGTAAGCAGAACAACTGAACAACCTTTGATAAAGAGAATTAACCAGATAATGAAAGAAAAAAACCATGAATTGCCAAAAACTTAAAAACGATTTTATAAATATGAAAGATAAGACACTCAAAGAAGTGTGTGACATTCTTAGGAAATATGATATGAATTGGGAAATTTCATTGTCATATTTTGTCGCCAGCCTATTCGGTGTAGATAGGGCTGATATGCTTTCTAAAGACAGAAGTAAAGATATAGTTTATGCAAGATGGTTCTATTGGTATGTATTAAGAGAAGTCTGTAAAAAAGACTATGAAACAATAGCACAAGAAGTATCTATTGATGATGCTATATTTGTTACAAGTAGTATATACCAAGGAATATCAAACATGCAGGAACTTATATCATCCAACAGCTTTTACCGAGATAAATGGATGATAGTTAAAAGTATGGTAAGCTTGAAGAAGCCTGCTTGAATTTTCAAATGCAAAGTTGTGGTGGGTTACTTGCCCACCATTTCTTTTTCCTTCGACAAGATATTCTCTATATTCTCCTCAGTAAATCCAAAGATAGCTGCGAAGCGTTTAAACTCGTCCATGCGTGACTTAGGTATCATTCTATACATGGAATTAATCGGTTTCTCACTTTTCATGGCTTTCATTGCCTTCAAAATCTCTTTTCTTTTCATTTCTTCTATTTTTACAACAATCACAATCACATAAGAAAATCTTAGCTATGTCCCATGTCCTATCTACCAAATCTTGACCTAAATACTGTACTTCTTCCCCTTCTAATGGAATACCGTAGAATTGGCAGATATGAACGGCACAATGTCCTAATTCATGGTGATATGATTTAAGAAACTCTTTTTCAGAGTTGGTTATACTAATTACAATAACAGATGTCCTACTGATGTAGTCACTGAATGTAAGCCCGGTATTTATGCTGCAAGAGGACAAGTTGTCATAAGCAATATCATAACTTTTACTGCCACATTTTAACTTATCCATTGCATCCAAGACTTCATTCAAATAATCACAACTGTAGTCCAAGAACAGCAATATATGCCAATCATATTTTTCGATATAAAGCTCTTGTCGTTTCATCTTTTTTTAGTATTTTTGTACAGAGGATAGGACGGAGTAGCTACCGTTCGATAAGGTGAAGCTGATACACCTTCCTCTATTCTTTTTATCAGCACTTATTAATATCAGCTAATTATGAAACGTACTACAACTTCTCAATTTATTGCAAAAGCTAAGAGCATTCATGGAGATAAATATGATTACTCTAAAGTAAAATACGAAAAAAGTTCTATTAAAGTCTGTATCACTTGTCCTAAACATGGAGAATTTTGGCAAACACCAAATAGTCATTTAAGTGGCAAAGGATGCTTAAAATGTTCTATGTATTCTTTAGTATCTGGAGTTGGAATTAATGATATAGAGATAAATACCAAGGATAAATGCTACAAGGTCTGGCATAGCATGATGAACAGATGCTATAGTAAAAAATATCATTCTAAATTCCCCACTTATCAAAATTGCTCTGTCTGCAATGAGTGGACTTATCTATCTAACTTCAAGCGTTGGTTTGATGAAAACTATGTTGATGGCTATGTCTTAGACAAAGACATCTTGGTAAAGGGGAACAAGGTATATTCTCCAGAAACTTGCTGCTTTGTGCCAGAAGAAATCAATCTATTATTGCTAAATAACAAAAAAAAAAGAGGCAATCTACCTATAGGCGTGACTTTTAGAGATAATAGTTATTATGCCATTATGACTAAACATAATAAGACAAAACATATTGGGATATTTAAAACTCCTATTGAAGCTTTTAATGCCTATAAAATTGAAAAAGAAAAGTACGTCAAAGAACTCGCTGATAAATATTTCAAAGAGGGCAAAATAAATATAGAGGTTTATAATGCCCTAATGAAATATAAAGTTGAATATGCAGATTAAAGCATATCTTCCCAATTAATTACAACTCCCTTAGCAGAGCATAGGGAATAGAAATAACGGAAAGCCATTTCTGGACTGCCATCTACATCCCCTAAGTAATCCTGCACAAATTTGCAAAGCACTTGTTCATTTGCTAATGAAGAGCCAAGATAATCAGATTTTGCCATTGCAAAAATATAGCATGCGTTATAGCCATTATCGTTTTCTAAGGTCAAGTTATACTTCTTCATCAAAGCGTAAACCTCCTCCTTAGACAATGGAGTGACGGGCTGTCTACCTTTCATCATTGAAACGGCAAATTCATATAATTTCTTGCTGAAATTCATTCCATTAGTAGCAAGATAAGTCTTTAAACCTTCGGGGATATTGCTATATACATCAAAAGGAACATTCTTCATAATTTGAATATTTATTAGTTAAACAAAAGGGGAGAATAATCTCCTCCCCTCTACTACATTATCAACGACGGCGACGGCGACCTCTACGCTCGCTCATACGGTCTTCCCGGTCATAATCACGGTCGTAGTCTCTATCGTACTCGCGTCCGTAATCTTCACGACGTTCACCCATTTCTTCCATTTCGTCCAAAAGGGTTTCAAAGTCTTCCTTCAAGCACTTCATGCTCTCTTTGAAGTTATCGTAGGCATCTTTGACACCACCACGACCTCTTTGAGAAATTTCTATCATTCCCATACTATTTACGTTTTAGATGTTGTTTTACTGTTTCTGTTAGAACTATTCAGTTCTTGAAGCAGGGACTTGATGTCATTCAAATCACCCTTTAAAGATTTAACTTCTGATTCTAAAGAACCGATTTTCTCTTCCTGCTGTTTCTCTTTGGCAAACTGAGGATTGAGTTGTTTCAATATATCATCGCAGCTTTCTATTACAGATTGATGGTAATCTCTGCTTTCCACTATCTGACGGCTGGTCTGAATCATATTCTCAACCTCTGAAAGAATTGCTTCCTTCTTGTCCGATACAATAGCATTAGAATAGGTAAATACCTCCATATTTGTAGGAAGCTTCTGAAATTCCATAACCTCTTCACCAGCCTTTATCTTCGCATCTATAACTGTTTCCTGCTGTGCTCCAAAAGGTACAGAAGGATTATAGGTAGGATATTTAGGCATAGGATTAGATACGGATTCAACCGTTCCTATCTTCAATATTGGTTTCTCACCTTTGATAAGAATATAGCAAATATTCCCTTGCTTTAATGAACCAAACATAGTCTAAACTTTTAATTGTTACTTACTCTTTGCCGATGAAGCAGATGCAGACTGAGTAGCTGCTGTAGCTCCTGCCGGACTGTTGATTGCCGTTACTCCCATAAGTCTGAATATTCCACAGCATTTGTCAATATAGACCCAATGCTCAGTAGTATATCCTGCTTGAATTTGTGGTGCTGGTGCGGCTGTACCTTGCGGAACAGTTACATCGTGCCCAAGAACTTGCGTAGACTTATTGTCTATAACTGGAATTTTAGTCGTTCCCACATTGCTATTCTCTGAAACTACTGTACTGTTTCGGTTTGCCATCGGAACAACTACATTAACGGGTAATGTAGCTCCTGCTGTACTAACCGGGTGACGAACTTTCCAAAGAACTACTGTACGGTTTGGAAGGGCACGCCAGATACATGGGTTAATTCCATAATCTACTGTAGGAGTAGCTTCATCTGTAGTTTCTACATATCCCGAAGTTTCAATTACGGGAATGCCTGCAACGTCTATTTTGGGTACAATTACCCTTCTCGCTACGGAAACACCATTGTTAAAATAGGTAGTCATATTCCTTTATTTTAAGAGTTAATATTATAGGGGACACAAAGCCCCCTATGGATTATTAGCAACCGCAGCCACAGCCTTCGCCTGCCGCATAACCAGTAGCATAGGCGTTCACAAACGGATAGCCATAGCAACAGTTAGGGTTCGGCACACAATAAGCTGGAATGGGCGCAGGAGTGCGAAGCTGATTTACGATATTAGCTGTTTGTGCTTGCTGTGATGCACTAAGCTCCAATGCCGATTTCTCAGCACGTAATGTATCAATCTTATTCTGCATTTCGCGCATTTCAAGCTGACAGAACTTATCATTGATAATCTGAGTTTGAGCGTCAATCTTAGCACCCAGAATATTGAACTGAGTATTAGCATTAGACTTCAAATCATCTGTCTGGTTGATTGTAGCAATGCGGTTTTCGTAACCCTGCTGTTGGATTGCTCCCTTCACATCGCAGCAGCACTGTGCCATCTGACTTGCGATTGAGTCGTTGCCAGCTTGAATAGCGTTGATAATCTGCTGTGAAGAAAGACCTACTTGACAGCCAACTTCTGCAACTTTAGCACTTACACCGTTGATAGCTTGCTGAATCTGACCTACTGAACAGTTCAAGTTAGTAGCCAGATTGTTGATAGCTTGACCGTTGCCTTGAATTGCGCTCATAAGTAACTCACGACCGTTATCGTTGTTAATGAGGTTAGCAAGCCCAGCACCAGACGGACAACCACCTTCATTGCCACCGCCAAAGCCGTTACCCCAGCCTCCGCGTCCCATCAAAGGGAATAAGAAAAAGAGGAAAATCACCCAAAGTAGCCACGAACCATCTCCACCGAACCCGTTATTGCCGTTCTTACCGTTCAATGCAACCAACAAGTTCGGGTCAATACCTCTCTGTTGCAACAGAGGAGCCAACATTGCCATCATACCGTTACCGCCAGCCATACCGCTATCTGGCGAGTAAATTACAGTTTTACTTTCAGACATAATATTATGATTTTAATTGTTTAATGCCCCAATATTAGGGCACAACAAATTAACGGTGAAGTTTGTTACTAAAAGAATAGTTTGTATCAAGTTGGTAACTAATCGCCATTTCTAAACACCGCAAACGCTTTTTCTTTAGCTTCCTGATACTGGCAGTTGACATTGTAACGTTTAAGACGGGATTTGAACTTATTCCTAATCTTATTTGTACAAGGACGAGATAAGCCAGTAAGCTCGGCTATCTCATTGTCTGTGTACCATTCTCCCAAGATGCTGACAAGAATATAACGAGCATTCACACATTCCTCCTTCTTTGAGGATATGATTTTTTCTTTGCTGACCTTGCAACAATCACTTACAATGCCGAGTGTTTCTTGATAAAGATTGATAATTCTCATAAGGACTTCTTCTTTTTAGGTTTTGAAACTGTTTCTATCAATTCGTTGGAAAGATTGTGTAGCTTATGTAAAGGAGTATAATCTTCCATTTGGTCTAATATCATAAGACCCCTCAATTTCCTAACTGTTTCTTTCTTCGGTTTTCCCATACAAGTATTGTTTTGGTTTGTGCAAAGTAAGCCCTATTCACGCGGAGAACCGAATGAACTTTACGAAGTCCAAATAAAAAGCCGTAATGTATTGGAACACTACGGCTTACACGAATAACTAATTTATGAAGTAAAAAAACTAAAAGTGGTTGCGTCGGGCATATTCTGCAATTAGAATGCCATCTCTATCTGGGTGTTTAATATTATCAAACTGTGGAAACAAGCGGTTTCCTATATCCAAAGAAGCCTTTTTAAGCTCTTCCCCACTACAGCCTTTGGGAAGAAGTGCTTTTTGCCATTCCTTAGAATCTACAAACATGTGGCGAATACCCATTACTTCAATCATAATAAGCTCTGCCTCATGGCAACGTAACGCTGATGCAGTAGATGCAAAGCGGCTTGGATTTACAAGAGGACGCTCCATCAGAAGCGTAATGTCATTCTTGTTGTATTTGGAAAAAAGTTCCATGAATTTGCTGTAATCCAACCGGGACACTTCTTTCTTTGCCTTTGTATAATCTTGCACCTTCTTGACGGGTGTCTTGCAAAAAAAAGATTCAATATCATCTCCGACAATACCGATGCTGCCGGAAACACCATTATCTAAACCAACGTAAATTCTGCCCATATCATTTCGCTTTAAATTTCCACAAAGATACAAACTTTTTTAAAACTTCAAAAGAAAAAGCCCCGGATTAACCGAGGCTTCCCCAAATGATATGAAGTTGGTCGCAACACGCACGTCACGTATTACTGTGCAAATATAAGCATATTACTTCTTGCTACCAACGTTTTCATCAACTATTTTAGCATCATCAAACATTGCTGCTACCTTTGATGCTTTATCCTTGTCAATCAAAGGCTCGTCACCAACATTATCTACATAATCCGGTGTATCTTCACTGCGGAATACAGCTTGGTCGTCACGGATAGCTTTCTGCATCTCAACGGAAAGAGGAGCATTGCGAGATAAGTTCAGCTTAATAACCGTCTTCCTACTCATTTCGTAAAAATCTGTTACCCATTTGGAACTGTCACGTACATTGGCATACTGGCTTTTGTACGTCTGTGAATAGCGAAGCCCGTGAGCTTTCAGTTCCTCTACTGACATATATAATGTGCTTTCATATCCGTTCAAAAGCTGGAAGTAAGAAACGAATCCGATAATAGAAAGTTCATTTCGCTTCTTATCGTCTTGTTCAAACTTGAAGTCTATCTGACCCGTCAATCGGTTGCGGTTTATAAGCTCTCCTTCTCGTACATCTGTACAATTAATGCACTTGAACTGACCGCTTCGCAATGCCAACTGCACATAAGCCTTATACCCAATCTGAAATTGCGCTTCCGTAATACCTAACTTATTGTTCTTGTAAGGTATCAGATAAGCACAACCGAAAGATGGGTCAAGCGGCAAATCGGATGCAGTAGCACGAATAGCACCATACATAAGCGTTGCCGGCTCACATTCCTGCAATTTTGCATTGTTAGCTACTAAAGATACCAAATTGCTTACAAAAGCATCCTTTTTATCACTCAATACCTTTTTCAAATACTCTTGGGTTGCATTGTGGGATATGTAGCTATTCAGCCTTTGCAATCCCGTTACTCTCGTTTCGCTCATTTTCTTTTAAAATTAATTGATATTGTTCTTCTGTAAATTCCTTCCAGTCTAAAATCATAACCCTATACCCAACTTCCTTCTCGATAAGATTACGGTAATACTCCACATTGAAAAAATCATCTTCTTTAGGCAGAAACAAAGAAGCTTGACCTCTACTGTGATAATATACAATGTACCAATAAGAAGTGGCAGGAGCATCAATGCATGAATATACTACACTGCCAATATAGCCTAAAAAGAGAATACCTAAAACTATCCATACTAATATATTACTGATGGAGTAAAGCCAATGACCTACAAAAAGTAAACCAATTATAGACAATATAATGCAGACAAGAGAAAGTATCTCTTTTCCCACAGCCTTTATAATCTTACTTTTCATCCTTCACCTCCTTAGTCTTAATCAGTACATATCCTTTCTTCTTGACCGCCCTCTGATATTTAGCCGCCAGTTCTGGATGCTCAGCCGTAAAACGTACCTTGTCGAATTGAATAGATACGCTTTCGTCCACTCTGCTAATAGTGAAATAGGGGGTCTTTACACTCTTGATTTCATTCTTGCACAAGAAATCATAGAAACGGGATTTAAATTCCTCTATGCTGTCCTGCTTCTCCTTTATTGAAACAAGGATATTGTTTACTTGCTTCATCTGTTCTTGAACCTCGGCAGGCAAATAATCCCAATCTATTTCCTCACGTTTGTATTCAGTCATTTCGGACACGTACTGGGCGGCAATATCCATGCCAGAGGAAATATCAAATACTGGCTTCTTGAATATCACTTTCTTTCTGCTTATCTTATCGGGGTCAAAGGCAAACTGTAGCTGAAATTCGTCCTCAAACATAACAGAAGCATCATAGTGGCAAAGTTCAAGCTTGAAATCAGCACCTAACTGCTCTGCCAATTCCTTACCAAGCACATACTCAACATAAAGTTGTTCCTTATAATCTTTATAAGTCTGCTCGATGTCAGTAGTAGTAGCCTTACATTCGACCCATAAGAGCAATGGCTTATCCCTACTCTCGTCAAAAAGAGAGAAATCAATATGCACGAGCAAACCAAGTCCTTCACGCCCGTATTTCTGACTTCTAAAGCATTTATTGCTCTCCCAACGCTCATCTACTTGCACCAAGCTGTCATAAATCATATTTTCTATGAAATCACCGTACTGCATGGCAATATTAGTAATGTTTGGTCTTTCATACAGACCTTTGGCAATGGCAAGACGCTCTACTTGTGCTCTTTGAACACAACCGTTCTTGGCTATAGCGGCAAGAATACGGGCATCTGACCCACCGAGATTCCCAACTCTGGACGATATAATTTCGTCCTTGTAACCATAATTGTTCTCCATATCACTTCATTTTGTTAATAAATTGCATAATATCTTCCCTACTTACGTGACCTCTGCCTTTAGGCTGCAACAGCATATCCGCAAAGAGGTCTGCAACAACATTGTTGATGAAATCGTGAAGTGTACGCTTAGTCACGCACTCCTCCGATTCAGACATCTCAATCTTAGACTTGATTTCTTTAAGAATTTCATTGTTCTCTTCCAGCAAAGCTAAAATTCTATCAATCTTCTCTTCCATTCTCCCATCGGTTAAAATGCTCCAATGCCCTGCTAAGTGTCTGACAACAAAAAGCACTGACACCAAAATCGTTAGCTGTGGGATATAGAACTCTTGCCTCGTAATGAACTGTCTGACCGTTAAGAACTACATCAGTGTCGCTACATTCCCTACGTCTGAATACTTCATACCAGCGTACACTCGGATTCTCAATAATCTCAACCATGTAGATGTACGCATTGTTACCTTTGTTAATCTGCTGGAAACGGAAAGGCTTCATACTGCCCTTACCGTTAAATTTTAATTCCAACTCCCTCATAATAATATATGTTCAATTTTATCATTACAGTTATGTTCTAATAATATTTTAGTAAATATATCAGTGGCTTGTTCTAATGTTTCAATTTTAACTCCTTCATTAGTATAGCAAAATAAATCATTAGAATTTACATATATATATATATTTATGTAATAACTTATGAGCTTTTCTTGATAAAATAAAAACAGACTTCATTAAATTATAATTCCAATGATGGGCTTCCTTATCTTTCATATCATATCCTAAATTCTTTAATCTACGATTAATATTTCGATAAGTTACATTTTTATGATAAAACTTAATATATTTACCTTTATAATTAAGTCTTTTATATTTCTCTCTTCCTCTAAGCCTTTCCTTTTCTACCCATTCATCATCTATAGATTTTACATTGTATCGTCTAATAGAATCTTTTTTTGTACACTCCTTACATTTATTTAAATGACCGTCAGCCATTTGAGAATGCTTATAAAAATCGGATAGTGGCTTTATTTTATTGCATTTAAAGCATTTCTTTTCTTTTTCTTCCATAATTAAAAGGGTAATCCATCTGGGTCATTTGGGGAAGGCTGATTAAAGGCTTGTGCTGCTACTTGTTGAGCTTGCTTAATCTGCTGCTGTACGGCTGGGGCTGGCTGCTGCCCAGTAGTAGAAGCTTCCTTCTTTCCACGTTTTATCAAAACATGAGCATTGTTGGCAATGATACTCCAATATTTCACCTTTGTATCTTGGTTTATAGTAGAACGCATCATACCCGATACCCAAATACGACTACCTTTCTTAGCATATTGGCATATCTCCTCAGCATCCGCACCAAACAATGTAACATCGAAAAACTCTGGAATCCATTCCACATTAGGAGCTTTGCCTTTAGGATAGCTTGCGCATACTGTAATAAATGCAAAACTCTGACCGTTCTTACTTGTCTTTAATTCCGGGTCTTTTGTAAGATTTCCCTCTACTTCAATTCTATTTACGTCCATTTTAATTCAAATTTATGTCAGTTTCAAACTTCTTTTCTAAATCATCTTCACTCATAGATATTTCATTAAGCATACTCAAACATATCAGAATATCCTTCTTTATAGATATGGCACAGTCAAAGTCTTCTTCACATCCATCCTTAACTGCTTGTGAGTACATCTCAAACATAGACTTTCTCTCTGAGGTCTGAAATTTTACCAAATCCTCCAAATCATGGTGTAGAACCAATTTAGTTACTTCTTTCATTTTTACATTTTTTATACTATAACTTTTAGTTATAATGGTTAGTTATTCTTGTCTTAACAATGCCTTAGCAATAATATCCGGGTCAATCAGCTTTTTTCCTAATTCCCGAATAGCCTTGTTGCACGCATCAGTATTCAAATCCACATCGGGAACTAAAGCCTTCATAAGCTCATTCATTAGCTGTGACATCTTATTCAAGTCTAAATGGGCAAATTTAAGCCTCTTGAACGAAGGGTCTTTGGCAATCATCTCCTGCCTGCGGTACTTCAACTGGCAACAACTATAATCACACATAGTCCTTGCCATTTCCAGCCAACTGAAAAGCTCTGAATCCTCGACACAAGACTTGTCATACTCACCTTTAATAGAATTAAACAGAGCATCAACTTCATCTTGAATAGCGTCCATGAAAATATCATTGGAATCGGCAAACTTAGCGGAAGAATCAGCCATCATAGCATTTATTACCTTCTCATATCTACTTCTTTCAAGCTCAACCTTATTCGCCAACTGCTTTACACGAAAGCGGTAAAAGGGACTTTTCCTTAACCTAAACAGTGCAAATATCACTGTAGCACAAGCAAGGTCGTTAGTAGCCATAATATTATAGCTGACAGTGGATATTAGTGCTTCCCGTTCGGAAACAACTACATGTGTATCTTCATATTCCTCCATATCACTTGTTTCTTATCTGTATGTAGCCACGCTCCTCGGCAACCTTCAAATCCGGAAGGTCAATCTCCTTAACATCAACGGGTGTTTCACCATTAATGCTGATATAATCAGAGAATCCGAAGCGTTTGACAATACGGTCATACATTCTTGGTGAACCATCGGAAGGCTTGTGCATAGCCTCCTTAGTCCAGTAAATTGTCAACTTCATTTCTTTTTAACGTATTTCGCCATATATTTGGTCGGAAACAGCTTCATATCAAACAGCCATTTGATAATCAGAATGACCGTTTCGCCAAAGCTGTCTACCGGATTGTGAAAGGAGATTAAAGTCTTCTCCCCATGCTTGGTCTTACGGGTATAGGACAGATTATACACGTATGTCCCCTTACTTATGGTAAATGAGTATGTATAACCATCATCATCCACAATAAAGCCGGGAATCATGTCTATCAGACGCATCATACTCCAAAGAGGTATGTCGCGTTCCTCGTCGTGCAAGGTCAAATCTGCCGTCCGAGGGTCAATACCCAAGCCAAGCAACAACTTGGACTGCATGACGGTAGTAGAGTTTGTATTGAACATGTTCATAATCTCATTCTTTAATTAGTTTCATCCATTTATCTGAATCACACTCGTAAAAAAGATTGCATCCACGATAGCTTTTGCGAATACCCAAGCAGACACGAATAATAATCGACTTGGTAATTCCCAGCCTGCGAGCCATCTCCGTAGCGGAAGGATAGTGACCCACAATCCGACCGTCCTTAATGACTATTACAGCCTTCTGAAAATGAGGCATCTTGGTAGAACCGTCAGCTATCCTCTTTTTCATAATCTCCGAGAGCTTCTTCTTAGTTTCCTCGGAACAAGGTCGCCCTCCAAATCTCAATCTGTGACCCTTATTGAACTGCCCCTTGCAATTCCGGTCACGGTAAATAGGTTCTAAATATAACTCCATATCATTCTCTTAAATAGTCCTCAACATCAATGCGACCCTTCTTACACTCCGAACCGGAAACAATCAAGCTATCCAAAAAGGTTTCGCCATCGTCAAAGTGAAACGTCACAGATACGTCCCCGACCTCTATGTTGTCACTCGTATTGTCGTTACCGTATATAGCCTCTTGGCAAGCTTCAATGTAGCGAAGGCACTGGTGAAGGTCTATAGCTTGTTTAAAACTCAAATTCATAACTATTTTTTTTCATTATTTCCAAAATCTTATCTCTAAACCCACTTCCAGCTTTTTCTAAAGTAGCACGGAACTTAACCATATCCTCCTCGGTAGGGGAAAGTAAATAGTCCTCCTTGAAATCGGATTTCTCAATGATTTGTATTCCATCAGCCTCTATATCTATCAAGCAAACTCTATCATCCGTGAAAAAGCCTACATAGGACAAGTCTTTGGTTATAAACAGACCCCATCCATCAAACAGTTTCCTTTCCATCATCCAAACAGCATTTTTACCAACAATCCAGTATAAGCACTCGCAAACAACGCCATTTCCAGCCAGAACAGCCACTTCTTCTTAAGCAGCATGACAATGCCAAACGCAAAGAAGAAAACACAAGGGACATACCACATACCGGAAAACAGCAGCCACAAGGTAGTGCCCAATCCGGCTACTATAGTTCCACCGAAGTGAACCTTTCTCTGAAACCCCTCCTTGAACAAAGGCGCTGTACCGACAAACATCAGACCGCCACAAGCCAAGAAAGAAAGAAACTGAACACTGTCAGAAGACAATTCAAGCCATACGGGAACAAGAAGCATAGGACAGAGAACCATAGCAAGCTGAAACAGCCAAGAAGGACGGTGTTTATCCTTCAAAATATAGTAGGTATCTGAAAGCGATGCAGGCAGTCCGCATACCTTCAAAGCATAACCAATGTATGCTACAAGTGTTAATAAAGATAACAGATATAAATATGTCATTTGTTAACGATTTTAATATTATCTCAATGCAAATATAGGAAAAATTTCTCTAAAATGTAAACTTTTATTGCTGTTTTACAACATTGTGCTGCAAACTTTCACCAATATTGTCGGGATTGAACTTGTGGAAAGGCACAATGAAGGGGAATTTATTCTTAGCAAAGCCATAAGTACCTATCTTCCAGTTAGCAAGAACCGGAACTGGCTCGTCACTACAGTAAAAAACATAGGAATTGTCAGTTAACTCATAAGAAATGGGACACAACGTATTGCTTTCTGCATTATACATGAATCCACGGGAAAGCCAATGCTCAAACGCAACCTCTTCACGAACACGATACATCCCCTTGTCGGAATAGCAATGAGCAATTTTACCATCACTATCCAAGTAGCTGAACACAACCGTGAAAATACCCGAAACATCTGTAAAAGCATCCACAAAGTAGTAAGTGGGAACACCGCCATCGTACTTAGCCACAATGTCACCACAGAAAAAACGACTCTTCTCGCGGAGAAAGTCTGAAATAGAACGAATAGTACAGCAATTAGAACCTATGACATAGGAATCCTCAACCCAATAAGAACGCCATTCGTCACCTTTGTTCACAACATAAAGCTCATGATGGGATTGCTCGTCAACAAACACCCGCCTCGCATCACAAATCACATGGTCGCATTCGTTCACAAAGATGTGAGAAGAACCTATAAACAAATCTGAATAGTCACAACTAATGTCCTTAGCGTCGGAACAATGCAAGACAAGCTTATTATCCGAATTAACACCCGATATAAAGTACTTATGACCGTTAACCGACAAGGGATAACCATTCAACCACTTGCCGGCAACAACGTTGAAATGCTCACTACGCTTCATAAATAAAATCTCCTTTCATATCATTCAAGTTTTTAGTTAAACAACACCGCAAATGTACTAACTAAATTCTAAAATCCAAATTATAGAAGCGAAAATTTTAATTTTATTTCGGTCGGACGATAAAATACTTAGGTTCGTGGGTAAAATACGCAAATAAACGTTGTATAAATACAAATAAGGCATACTACCAGCCAAACCAATATCCAAGATTCTAAAAAACACGATGCCGGGGGAATTAAAATCATCAGTAGGCAAATACACTACACACACGGACAATACTTCCCGAAGTCGGAATCACGACAACGGCTGAATATCAGACACTTACAACATTTATCCCCAATACGGCAATTTACATAGCGGCTGATAATCAACTGTTTAAACACGGACTAAATCTATTTTTTTTATTTTTTTTCGGAGGTAGGCTAGGTGTACCCCACCATTTCCGGCTACGGTTTACCCCCCCCCATACCCCTATGAAGGATTCTTTGCCCGTCTTGCTTGTTTGCAGGAACACTGAGAAACGAACGAAGCACGGAGAAAGCATTGCATACCCGGAACAATTACGGAGGCTTAAACTGGCTGAATATTTAAACCAAACATCCGTTTGCAAAGAATATTACATGATGTTTTTGCGTTAC